ATTCTTGCCACGGTCGCGAGGTGGATGGGAGAGGCTTTTAGGGACGCCCAAGGCCTTGCTGATGAACTTTCCAGACTTGCGGCCTTTGGCCCTGGCGGAATGGGCCCGAGCAGGCTTGGCGACAGATTCGATCCCGCCAAAACAAACGAGGAACACCAGCGCAAAGTTGAGGCGCTAAGAGAAACATACGCCGAACTGGGCCGCGCCATTGCCAGAGTTGGCGAGGCTGGCGGGTCTACTGCCCAGACCAGAATCGCCATTCTCGAAAAGCGGCGCTCCGAGATTAAGGCCGAAATGGACGCGCTGACCGGCACCCCCCGAGCGCTTGTCGGGCCCACCACAGCGGCTGTCGCCTCGTCCACTATAAAAATCCTCACAGAGGCCCAGCTAAAGGCCATTGAGGACCACGAAAAGCTGCTCGCCAAGACCCGCGAAGAGGTCATGCTCCTCAACGACGCCGAGGGCGAGGCCGCCAAGATGCGCGCCCTCGTCAATGAGCTATACGCCAAGGGCAAGATCCCGCAGGACGCCTACCTAGCGTTTCTTGAGGAGGCCAGCAACGAGCTAGACGACCTCAACCTAAAGGGCGCGGAGGCCGAGGACAAGCTCAGCGCTTTTGCCGATCAAGCGGCGCGCAACATGCAGACGTTTACCGCCAGCATGGTAGACGCTGCTCTGGCCGGTGAGGATTTGGGCGACGCAGTAACGGCGGCTCTGCGAAGAATAGCGGCAGAACTTATCACCCTAACCATCCTTAGGGGCGTCAGCGGCGCCGCCTCCAGCAGCGATAGCGCATTCTTGCAAATGCTCGGGACGGCCGTGGGCGCGGCCATTGGCGGCCGCGAACATGGCGGCCCCGTTTCTGGCGGGGCCCCTTACGTTGTAGGAGAGGCCGGGCCCGAGCTGTTTGTCCCACGCTCATCTGGGATGGTTGTCCCGAGCGGCGGAATGATGGGCGGCGTAACCATCACCCAGAACATTGACGCGCGCGGGGCCGACCCGACCTCTACCGCCAACATGATCCGCGCTCTGCAGGCCAGCAATCAGAAACTCAAGGCGGAAATGTACGACGAGATTCGTAGGGGCACCGCGCCGATATGACCCGCAGTTCCCTTGGACAGACCAACCGAAATGAAACCGAAAAGCCGGTGGTCCGAGAGGTTGAGTTTGTTGAGCTGCGATTCCCCAGCGGCACCATTCGCGTAAACAGTTCTAACGTTTCTATTACCTGGGGCGGTAACACCTTCTCGCCATCACCCCCACTTCTTGAGATGGGCGATGCGGTGGAATTGTCCACCATGAAAAGCCACAAGATCGTTTTCAAGTTCTCCGGCATAGACGAAACGCTTCTGAATCGCGTTTTGACGGATACGTACCACTACGCGGTTATCAATGTCTGGCTGGGCTTTGTAAACGAGAACTGGCAACTGGTAGCTGACCCATACCCCCTCATCGATAGCCTTCTGATGAGCAACTGCACCATCACCGCAGACGAGGGATCGCAAGAGATCGAGGTGGCCGCGGACAGTTGGGAGCTTTTCGGCACAAGAGATGCGGCCGTTCTTGCTACCCCGGAGACTCAGAAAATCCGGTATCCGGGCGATACAGGACAGGACAGGGTTGCGGCGATTCTTACAGAAGAAATTGAGTGGGGCGGGGCCTTTCAGAGAACATGAGGCGGAAGGATTGGCTAAAAAGGCTTAATTCATTTCTAACCCAGACCTCTAAAGAGCCATATCACCAAACCACTCACAACTGCGCACATTTCGCGCTAGGCGCAATTGAGGCCGTCACCGGAGAGATTCCCGCATCAGTTCTGCACAGGCTTGGGATTGAACTCCCATCGTCAGAAATTGGCGTGACCAGGCTGCTCATTGAGCGCGGCGGGATGCGCGGGATCGCAGAAACATTTTTCGGAGGAGAGGCCAACCCCTGCCGCGCTCTGGCCCAGCGCGGGGATATCGCCGTGTGTGACGGACAGGACGGCGAGGTTCTGGGGGTGGTTGAAAATTGCGGAGTGATTTGCCTGACCCCAGATGGCCTTTCGCGGTTCAGACTTTCTGAAATCAAGGGATTCTGGCCACTAGGATGAGCGCCAAGACCAAGCAGACAGTGGGCTCAGTTTTGGCCATTGTTGGTTATGCCCTTGTCGAAATTCCATTTGTCGGGTACGCCCTAATCGCCCTTGGTGCCGCGCTTTCTTATTCTGGCGCTCGCCAGGCGCAAAAGGAAGCGGAGGCCAGGGCCAGAACCTCCAGCATAACGGGAGACCCAAGACAGGCGGTCTTAAAAACCAACATCAGGGGCAGCTATGAACACCATACGCTGGTTTTCGGAAAGGCCCGCGTTGGCGGGATAGTCGCCGCTCAAGGCACCCACACGCCATCCGGCGCTTCACAGAACAACGAAGACCTATATATCGCCGTAGATCACAGCCTGTCACATGCCGGCGGATGCGAGGGGATTGCAGATATCTGGGTAGACGATAGGCGCATCGCGAGCGACATTATGACCGCTGATCCAAATTCAGCGGAAGCGCAGATTGATACGGCGCTGAGCAAGCAATTCTATGCAGTGGCCTTTAATGATTCGGTGATGGTTGCTCTGTCGGGTAGCTCCGGCAACGATGCGGCCCGCTTAGCGGTGTCGTTCGATCACGGCGCGTCGTGGATCAATCTTATTTGTCCAGACCGCCAGTGGCGGGCAGCGATCTGGGCTGAAGAACTAGAGCTTTTTGTCGCCGTCGCAACGAGTGGCATAGGCGACTTCAGTTCCGTGATGACCTCTCCCGACGGCATTAACTGGACCTTACGAACCGCAGCCTCCGACAACAAGCAATTTTCAGCACTTGCCTTTAACGGCACTACACTCGTCGCCGTTGCGGGGAACGCGAACGCCACTGCGGTAATGACCTCCGCGGACGGCATCACGTGGACGACCCGCACACCATCAAGCAACAAGGTTTGGTCGGGCGTTGCGTGGAATGGCAGTGTGTTCTGTGCTGTCGCAAGCAGCTCCGGAACAGACACGGTGATGACCTCTCCGGATGGCATTACGTGGACGAGCCGTACGGCCTCCTCTGATAAGACGTGGCAAGACATAGCCTGGAGCGGTAGCGTTTTTGTTGCGGTGGGATCTTCTGGCACCGGCAACCGGGTGATGACCTCTCCGGACGGCATCACGTGGACAGATCGCGTGACGCCGGCAGATAACTTTTGGTTCGCCGTTACTTACGGCGGTAGCGTTTTTGTCGCGGTTGCACAGAGCGGCACCGGCAACCGCGTAATGACCTCTCCGGATGGCATTACGTGGACCATACGCACATCCGCCGCAGACCTGACCTGGAGGGCAATTGCATGGGACGGCACGCAGTTCGTCGCCGTTTCTGACAACGAGGCCATGACCAGCGGCACCGGCATCACGTGGACCTCGCGGGACATGTTTCCTGCTGAGTACGGCGCTATCAGGTTTCGTCACTATAGAGGGACAGGCATTCAAAATGCCGATGCCACGCTCGTCGCGAACGGCATAGAGCCAGACACCGCGCACCGTCGTGGAATTGCCTGGACGTGGTGCAGGTTTCGCAGGCCCGCCGCTGATGCAGATTTTAGCGATCTTTATCATTTTTCTGTCCCCAGGCTCACCGTAGAATTAAAGGGCATCAAGTGCTACGACCCAAGGTTGGACAGCACGCAAGGCGGAACGGACTCATCGCATAGCCCGGCACAGGTCATGCGGCTCACGGACCCTTATTCGTGGCTATGGTCAGACAACCCCATTTTACAGGCCGCCACCTACAGCATCATGGCCGAGTCAGATGGGGGCTGGGGCATACCGACAGACCAGATTGATTGGGGCACCGTCACTTCGGCGGCCAACATTTGCGACGAAACCAAGACGGTGCCCGGCGGGACTCGAAATAGGTTTGTAGGAAATGGCGTTCTGCTCAGTCAAGACAAGCGAGAAATAAATCTCCAAAAGATTCTAGATGCCTGTCTGGGGCGCAGGATTCGGATCGGCGGGAAATTCAAGTTTTATGCGGCGGCCTACCGCGCGCCCACATTCACCATTGACGACACTTGGCTGGCCGGCGGCTACAAGATCAGCACACGCGATCCCCTGGAATCGGTCTATAACGCCGTGCGGGTCAACTACAACGACGCCACTCTGGACTACAAAACCATTGATGCGCCCCCATACACGAACGGCGATTACGAGGATCAGGACGGCGGCCAGCGCGTGTGGCGGGACTTGAACCTGCCCATGGTTTCAAATACCTATGACGCTCAATACCTCAGTCAAATCCTGGGTAAAAAATCACGATACCAGATGACCATTGACCTTATCTGCAATCTGAAGGCCCTAGATGTTGAGGTGTTCGAGTCTGGCTTCGTTGATCTACCCGGCATTGATTTGTCCGGGCGCGTGTTCCGCATTGAATCCTGGAATCGAACTCGCAAGGGCATTGCTATGACCCTCCAAGAAGATCATACCGACATCTATGACGTAGAAACCATGCAGGTTCCGTAGCGTGGGACTACTCCAGCCTCGGGCGGTTACCTGGACCCTAGAGCACAACGTAGGGGTGTCCATCAATCCGCTGGGCAATACGCTGCAGCGCGTTGTCAGATCGGGCCCGCGCTGGCGCGCGACCGTCGAATATCCGACCCTGGCTGGACAAGATGCGCGCCTCATGGCCGCCTTCATGGATCAGGCGTCCAGGGGGGACCGCTGGATATTCTTGCCCGTTCCACAGGCGGAAACCGCCGGGAACTGGTCAATCAATAATCTGATAACCAATGGCGACCTTTCCGACGAGTCCATATCAGGGTGGACTGCCGGCTACTCAGGCTCACTGTCAAACAACGCCCGCCGCCTGAAGGTATCCAACGGCTCAACCGGCTCCCCAACAGAAGACGGGGCGGCGCTTCAAAACGTCACGATGGAGGCCGGCAAGCCCCACATTCTGCTTGCCAGCGCGTTCCCCGGAAACGGGGAGGCGGTGTCCGCCACGATTGACCGTCAATCAGACCAGGTGGACGAGGCCACGACCACCAACATGACGGCCCCCAATCTCATTGCGCTTTCGGTAACGCCAACCGTTGCGGCCATGCGGGTCAATCTCTACAACCGCTCCCAACTGACGGAGGGTTACGTTTACTTCGGGAACGTCAGCCTTGCCCGCTGCCTGCTGGTGAACGGCTCTCAGCAGATCGGCAACAAGCTGCGTGTGGACGGCGGGCCGACTAGCGCCAGCTCGCCGACGCTAGGCGTCAATGCCGCCCTCAAGGCCGGCGAGTTCGTGTGCTTCAGGGGCGGCAATCAGTACGAGCTTAAGCGCCTGACCTCAGATTTCGACACAGACACCACGGGGGCCGGCTATTTGGAGTTTGAGCCGTTCATCCGGACGGCCCCATCTGATAACGAGCCGGTGATTGTCTACAAGCCCTTTGTTCGGATGATTCTGGCCCAGCACACCAGCGCACACGCCATCGACACCGCCAAGCATTACGGCTTCGTACTTGAACTTGTTGAGGACGTAACGCCTTAACTACGGACGCAAGATAAATCACAAGGCCCCTGAAAACGGGGCCTTTTCTTTTGGGGCAATGAATGTTCGCAATAGCGCCATCAACTACAGGGACCAACTTCAACGCCCTGGACACGATTCCTGTGTCCACCATTGCCGTCTTGCAGTCCCTAACCGGCATGAGGCACGGCCAGCAGGCTTTCGTATCAAATTATTACGATCAGGACGGGTCGCCATCAAATCCCGCTGGCGGCGGCGGCCCTTTCCATTACGACGCCTTCAGCACCGCCACCGACAACTCCGGCACGGTCATCAAGCCTACGGCAGTGAGTGGGGCGGGAAGGTGGCTGAGGATTTATAGCGGGGCGATAAATGTTAAGTGGTTTGGCGCGAAGGGGGATGGTTCCAACGACGACACGACCGCGATTCAGGCGGCTATCAACGCCCTGACGATACAGGCGATCAACTCAGATGAAGCATCTGCGGGTGTGGTTCATCTGCCGGCAGGCACGTACAAGGTAAGTGCCACGCTTGCATGGACCGGACCCGGCGTGACCATCCGGGGCGATGGCATGTCTACGACAAAACTAAAAACCAACGGGTCCAACTACGGCCCGGTAATTGAGGTCAATTCTGGCACCGCACACACGCGGTTTACGACGTTCGAGGACTTTTTCATTGACGGCAACAGTCGGACTTCCGGGACTGGCATTCGCCTTTACCAGAACGATATGCCGACCTTCCGAAACCTTAGAATTCTGAACGCCGGCAACTATGGAATAGAACTCAACTTCGTTTTGAAGCCTCACATCATCAATTGCAAAATTACCGACAGCACTAACGCCAACGTTTACGCTCACAGCCAAGCGAACGGTCTAAGCATTACGGGCGGACGCATATCGAATAGCCGCAACGGGGCGGGCATAAATGTGGATGGGCCGAACACTTTCGGCGCGACGATAAGCGGAGTCGTCGTGGAATCGAACGGTCTCACCACGGATGCGCCCGGCATCCTGATCGGGGCCACCGAAGCGGTGAAGGGCGTTTCGATCATCAATCCATATTTGGAAAACAACCAAACACCAGCGAACGAAGGGCAAATCCAGATCGGTCGTGCTGCAGCCGTCAACGCTTCGGTCGGGATATTCGTGAACGGTGGCCATTACTCCGGTAACGCGAACGTCAATCATGCGATTGGCCTTGGAAAGGCGGACGCAGTTGTAGTGGCCGGGATGGACACCGCCGGGCACAACGTTTCGACCTTTTATGTGGAAGCTGGCACCACGGATTTTGTTGACCTCGGCGGGAGCTACGCCGAAGCCACCAGAGAGAGCGGGGCTGGGCGAGCGTTTTACCGCCTTGAAAACGGCACGCTAAAATTGGAAACTGGGCTCACATCGGTTGTCTCGGGCAACCTGCTAATAAACAACACCGTGGGTGGCATTTCGATCACGACGCCACTTACTAAATCCTTGTTTCTCGGCGGTGGCAGCGGTTTTGGACCAGCGTCTTTCAGCGATGCCGGGGTTATTAGCATCGCCGGTATTTCCGCCACTGCAGCGCAGTCTAAGAATCTGCGCGGCCAAGTCACATTTGCTTCTGCGGCCACCGCTACGGTGACATTCGGAACGGCCGAGGTGAACAACTCGTATTTCATTTCTATAAGCGGCAACGTAAACGAAACATTTTGGGTCACAGCTAAGGGCACGGGCGGATTCACGCTGAACAGCAGCAATGCCACAAGTACCGCCGTTGTTGATTGGCACCTAATTCGATGAGCCAGACATGGCCGAGGCGCTAGTCCTTGTCCTTCCAGTATCAGTGTGGTGACGGATGAAGAAGCTTAGCGACTGGCTGAAGGAGCAGGGGGAGTGGCTGCTGATGTGCTTTCTGCTGTGGCTGGTGGGGTGGTTTGAGGGGCCGAAGGATAAAAGATGATTGGCTTATTCGGCTTTCCCTGCCGTAAGAGCCCGCGCCCTCTACCGGGCATCACCAAGCGGGGAACCACCCAGAACCTTCCGTGATAATTCCGGCCATTCGCGGCTCCGACAAACAGGGCAGGGGATATTTCGGGGCACCGCGCGGCAATCGGACCCATATAGGGGTCGATTTCGTCGCCAGGCCCGGCGATCCGGTGCGGGCCTTCCTCGGCGGCATCGTTTCCAAGCTTGGCTTCCCGTATGCCGACAAGCCGCAGTTTCGCTTTGTGGAAGTCCGCCGGCCCAACGGGGACGCGATCCGCTACTTCTACGTTTCCCCAACGGTGCAGGTAAACGACCAGATCGCACCGGGGGAAATGCTCGGCACCTGTCAGGAACTCCCATACGAGGGGATTACCCAGCACTACCACGTCGAGTGCGTAGTGCGCGGCTCCCATGTGGACCCCATTAAATACCTGAGCGACAACGCATGAGCGACGTATCCACTGCGCACCCCAGACCGCCCTGGCGCGGGCACAGATCCGCATATCACTCGCGCAAATTCCTGTTCGCCGCGTTCTTCGCGGGCGTAGGGACGCTGCTCTGCGCCGCTGGGATGCTCACGGGCAGCGAGTGGGTGACGCTCGCCACGCTGATCCTGACGATCTACGGCGCCGCTGACGTTGCCGATAAGCGCCTGAATCAGCCCAAGACGTGATCCGCTTCGCGCCCTACATCGCAATAATTCTTTTAGCAGTAACAGCGTGGGGCCTGTGGCAACGCGGTAAGGCGCTGAAGCTGGAGGCCGCTCACGCCAAAGCGCGCGAGCAAGCGGCGCTGCAAGTCATTACGGCGCACAAGGCGCTGCAGAAAGAGCTGCACCAACTGAGGGCCGATTATGAGAAACGCGAGCGCGAACTGCGCGCCATTCCTGACGACGGCTGTCTTGATCGCAACATTCCTGACGCTCTCGGGTTGCTCCTTGCTCCCGTCGGCAAAGACGGAAATCCCAGCGCTGGAGCCGAGAGAGGAACCGACGATGGCCGGTAAGACTTATCGGGACTTGGCCGACCACGCACTGCACCTGCGCGAGTCATTCCTGTCATGCGAGGCCGACAAGAAGGCCGCGAAGGAAGCACTGCAATGAAACGACACACCGCGACCGCTCTCATTTTGATAACGATTGTTACCGCCCTGATAACAGGCTGCGCGCTCCTTCCTGAACTCCCAAATGGCTGTCGGCCCGAGGGGGTGGTGGGCTTCACCTGCCCCTGGGAGTTGCGTGACAGTAATTCACCCGTAACGCCCGGGCCGGTGTCGCAAAACCAGGCGCAACTCGGGCCTAGTGTCGCGAATGCCGATGTAACCCCCCCCGCCCTGGAATACAAAGTCCCGCTCCTGCTGGCAACCGGTCAATGGGACGAAATCACCGTGGAGGATAACCAGCCCGAAAAGGGCGTGCGGATCATCTTCTGCAAGGAACTGGAAAAGCGCCGCGGGATTTTCTGCCTAGCTAACGAAAATGGACACGCCGCCTACCTGACGATCCCGGCCGGCGACCCGAGGGACGCAACGTGACGCGCCCAACCGTTTCCGAAGTCGCCCAGGCCCTCAACGCCCACGTCACCGAATGCTCCGAGAAGCACGACGCCATCAAGGTCAATACGGAGTGGATCAAAAAGCGCATCTTCCGCCTTGAGTGGACGATCTGGATAGGCGGCGGGGCAATCATCGCCTTTCTGGCAAAGCTGGCGTTTGTGTGAGGCGGAAACTCGTCACCGCCCTGCTGATCGCTGTGTTTCTGGTCGCCACCTACCCGTTCTGGGTGGGCATGTGGCTGCTCTACCAGCTCGGCACATGACGCCGCAGCGTCTCATTTGTCCCGAATGCGCGAAGCGAATCTGCGATTGCCCGCCGGAGGATGACGACGATGACCTCGACGAGGGTCCGCAAGAAGGGCCGTTCCCGGAACCGTGCGCGCAAGAAAACGAGTCGCCGCGTGCGGGCTGAGGCGCTGGAGTTCGTTGAGAACATGGAGCGCATGGAGCGCCAGCACATCCCAATCCTGCAGGGCGATTACGCCAAATTGCACTAGGGGGCTCAAACGAAGATTCTGATTTTGGACATAGAGACGGCGCCCCATAAGGTTTACGCATGGGGCCTGCACGACGTAAACATCGGCATCAATCAGATCGTGGAGCCCGGATATACGCTGTGCTGGGCGGCCAAATGGAGGGGGCGCTCAGAAGTCCTTTTCGGCTCGTCACACCGCCACGGGCAAAAACAAATGGTCCGCAGCGTTCACAAGCTGCTGGACGAGTGCGACGCGGTAGTGCACTTCAACGGGCGCAACTTCGACGTGCCCACCCTCAACAAAGAATTCCTCCTGCACGATCTCCCGCCGCCGGCCCCGTTCAAACACGTAGACCTCCTGTGGGCCTGCAGGCAGCTCTTCAAGTTCGCCAGCAACAAGCTCGACTATCTGGCGCAGGCATTGGGCGAGGGGGCCAAGGTCGAACACAAGGGCATGGACCTGTGGCGCGGGTGTATGGCCGGCGACGAGGCATCCTGGCGAATCATGGAACGATATAACCGCCATGACGTGAGGCTCACCGAGCGGCTGTATGAGCGTCTTTTGCCGTGGCTGCCGAATCATCCGAATCATGGGCAGTTCCATGAGGGCGAGGGCGCGGTGTGTCCCCGGTGCGGGTCAGACAAGCTGCAACGACGTGGGGTTTACCGGGCGGCTGTCCACACCTACGCGCGGCATTACTGCAAATCCTGCGGTGCATGGTCACGCGGACGGAATCTGTTGCCATACGAGCCAAAACCTGAACTGGTGGCGGCGTGATCGGCAACCTAGCCGCCTTTGCTGTCGTCTTTACCAAGATTGCCCTAGCGGTCACGCAGCAACGCAACGTGGAGGAAGGGCGCACCAAGCTCATCCCAGCCGTCTCCATGGTGATGCAGTTCGTAGAGTGCGCGACGTGGGGGATCGGCGTCCATGCTTTTGCAACGCAGGACTGGACTCAGGTTTTCTTCATGGGGCTCGGGGCTGGAACAGGCTCACTTGTGGCGATGTGGGTTGATCGGCGCTGGCTTCGCGGCATGGGGCAAACTGCGCCACGCCCCAAGCAGCCCTTGAGATTGGTGAAGTAGGCCAAATAGGGTAATGGCCGGACAAAATGGGGTAACGACACACAAAGACCGATGTTTTGAGATTCGGTCCGCGCCCTGTAGGGAGAGGGGGTCGGGCGCTTCGTAGACGCCCCTCCGTGCGCCCTGATAGGGCCGTGGCCCACAAACTGTCCCATGCGAGGCCATATGGTATGCCGAAGGAGTGGCAACCAGCGGCGGCCCCGAAGCGCCCCTATAGGACGCTTTCTCTCCCCGAAATAACTTGACCGGCGGTTAGAACTCCCTAAAGTGTCCCGCGAAAGTTCCCACGGGGGCGGGGGATGCCGACGTATGAGCGGCGCGGGGATTCGGTTCGGGTCAAGGTCATGCGCAAGGGCATTCGCTATTCGCGAACCTTCCGCAGCCGCGCACAGGCCGAAAGCTGGGCCGCAGGCTTCGCGGGAGCCCCCAGGAACGTAACGACGCTAGCGGACGCCCGCGCGTCTACAGCGCCAAGGTCACGCCCACAAGGCGCGGTAGCCGCTGGGAGCGGGTCAGGATCGGCAAGTTCCTGCGCGATCTGCCCTTCGTTTGGAAGCCCATAGACCGCATTACGCCGGACGACCTATCAGTTTGGCGCGATGAGCGGGCGGGAGAAGTCTCCGGCGCATCGGTCATGCGGGAGCTGGCGGTTTTGTCCGCCGTGTTCCAGTGGGCGCGGCTCGAAAAGGGCTGGGTACAGTCTAACCCCTGTCACTCGATCCGCTGGCCGAAGGGCAACCCGCCAAGAAAGCGCCGGGTATCGTCGGCAGACCAAAAGGCGCTCCTGTCGGCACTTGGCTGGAAACGCCGGCAAGTGCAGTCCATGAACGACCAGGTAGCCGTGGCCTTCCTTCTGGCAATCGAAACGGCAATGCGGGCCGGGGAACTGCTGTCACTCTCGCCTGACCAAGTTCACCTAGACCGCCGATACGTGCACCTGGAGTTGACAAAGAACGGTGATAGCCGGGACGTGCCGCTGAGTAAAGCGGCGGTCAGGCTGTTCAAGCTGCTGGTTCCTCACGATGGGCGGATGTTTCAGCTTAGGTCCGGGTCGCTGGACGCCCTGTTCCGTAAGGCGCGGGACAAGGCGAAGCTAGGCGATCTGCACTTCCACGATACAAGACGAGCCGCCGTCACGGCGCTATCGAAGAAGCTGCAGCCCTACGAACTCGCGGCGATGACCGGGCACCGCGACTTAAAAACGCTTTTGAAGGTCTACTACAGCCCCTCACCTACGGAGGCCGCGAAGAAACTGGATTAGCCGAGCTTTCGCGCGCTTCCAAAGCGTGTTTGTGCCCGGAAACACGATGCCGGGATGTTTCGGGTTGCCGCTGCTCCAAACCCAAGCGGATATACCTGCATCCCAGCGGTATTCTGAGCCGCGCTCAACGGCATCAATCAGGGCTTTGTGGGCCGCTGATAGCTCCGCGTAGGTCACGCCGCTTTCCGCCCCTCTTTCGCTTCCCATTTCGCTATCTCCGTTTCCGGCCACAGTCTAAGCCGCGCCGACCCCGTCGGCATCAACGGTTTCGGAAAATCCGCCCGGCGCACCACATCCTCCCGCACTGTCTTGGGCTTGCACTTCCAGCGGGCCGCCAGGTCGGTAATGGTCAGGTAGCCGCTCACTTCGGTCTAGCCTCCCCGACAGCGCATCCAGTTTTGCGGCTTGCGCAGGGGGCTTGGCTCGCGCCCGAGGTAGACGCGCGGCGGTGCCATCAGCACATCCGGCGGCGGCTCTGGCTCCTCTGACCAGATGCGATAGTAGAGCCCGTAGCTGTCCAGGATCGCTGCGCACCGCGCGGCCACTTTACGGAGCCGCTCATCGCTGGCGGGTCTTACCCCCACCTTGCGGCCAAACCACGGAAGATCACTCATTGGTCGCTTCTCCCAGCGCGGCTCCCAAGTCAATTAGCGCCTGAAAGACTGGCGTGCAGTCTGGGCCGTTGCCGCTAGCGTCCTGCTGTAGATACGGAAGAGCGTATAGAAGTGCCTTATGCGCCTCCCGCAACAACTCCTCCCGGCCCTCCCGTGGGGCGGCAGCGAACGGCGGCTCTGCACCGAGTGACAGGAGCAACCTCTGCACGTTGACGGGGATCGCACGGAACTGGTGAGTGCAGTTCGGACAAATTACCTCGTCGTTGTTTGGCTCCAGACTGGCCATATGCTCCCGTGGGGCGGCAGCGGGGGAGGCGCGGCCGAACAGGCTCGTATAGCAGCAGCCATGGCACGACTGAACGAATGCCGCGTGGTATTTGCACGGCAGCAGCGGCGTGGCGCTACCGGAGGAGGGGGTGGTCGTCATGGCTTCGTCTGTCCCATTTCGTCGTGCTCCGAGGGCGGAACGTAGTGGTCTGCTGACGACTCATAGGGCAGATCTGGAAGTGCTGCCTCAGCGAAGGCGATTGCTCCGGCAATCAAACTTTGCCGTGTTTCGCCATCCATAGTTTCCTTGAGAACCAAGACGGTATGCGCACACTCAAGCAACGCCTTGAAGCGTTCGTCTCGCGGTGCCGGCCGTTCTCCAGTGTGAGTGCGCAAAATTTCGTGCATTCGCGCTAAATCGCGCTTTAGTTCCTCGTTCATTCCTTCGTCTCCCGTTGTGCTTTGCTCCGCCTCCGCCGCCGATAGCCCGCGCGTTTCCACCAAAGCGCCTTATATCGACGAACAAAGTCGGCACAGTCCGGGTGAGTGCAATGCGGATTTTGGCAACTCACTTTGGAGTCTCCTGTTGTGCTGCCCCGTGTTCCTTTGCTGGCCGTCGGCCACGCGCTGCTGGCTGTGCTCGGAGGGCGGCTATGAGTCGATCAAACAAGTCATGCGGCAGCGGGCAGTCAGCGTGTCCCTTGCAACGGCCGGACTGCCACTCATCAAGTTCGTGGACTAGTTCTTCCTCAGCGGTCATGACAGTTTCTCTTTCAGCCACCGGAATGCTTGAGTCAAGAATGTCTGTTCGTTGTGGGCGGGCCAATGAGGCGCGTCTTGGCACGCGGCTGCGCGGCGCATCCTGAACTCTACGCGCTGCCTGCCCCTCCACTCGGCGACGTTGAACTCGACTTCATGGACGAGGCCGCAGTCGCAGCACTTCAACTTGTAGCCCTGCATCACCGGCATCTGCCACTCGCACCAGCCATCCTTGTCCACTGCGGGCCATTCGCGGAACTTCTCAGGCTCGCTCACTTGCTGCCTCCGGCACGTCGCAGGGCCTCGAACACTTTGAGGCCGCGCTGGATCATATCGTCGCACCGGATGCGGCAAGTCAGGCGGTCTGTTTTCAGGGCGCTGGCGACCTGTCCCTCGCTCAGAGGGCCGGCTTCCCACGCAAGGAACAGGGCCGTCCCGGCGAGCGTCAGATCGGCGTCGGTCAGTTCCTCTCGGGCTGCTGGCTCTGCCGACGGAGGGGTCGTTCCACAGGTGCAGTTCTCGACGCCATAGCCGTGACCGTCGCCGGGCGCGGCTTGACAGGTTGGCTGTGCGGCCTGAGTTGCTACGGGCGGGGCGACTTCGTATCCGATAATGTCTCCATCAATATCGCGCCTATAACGCAGCAATTCCGGCTCTGCCACGGAGGGCGCTACGGGGGCTGCCCCGGCGTAGAGGGCAGCATTAAGGTCGATGATCGCCTGGAGGACCGGAGCACAATCCGGCCCGTTTCCGTGCCCGTCTGTCTGTAGATACGGAAGCGCGTAGTTCAGGGCTTTCAACGCCTGTCGCAGCGCCGGCTCGGCTCGGTCGGCGGTGGTCATGGCGAGACAGAATCTTTTGGTGACATTTGTTCCGCACTCCGTAGTGAGAGGGGGTCCGTGCCGCTAGACGCTGTGGCGCAACCTGATGCAAGCGTGGCCTTCATTGCCCGACGCGCCCGCCTTGTCACTCCGGCCTGAATCGCACCCGCTCGCCGGTTCTGCAGCCAGAACCTCCACCAGAAGATGCGTAGGTGGGTAAACAGGGTTTTCATGCGGTTCTCCAAAACAGCAGCGGTTCGCGCGGGTACGGAGTCAGCGCTTTGCGCGGCCACTTCCGCTCGGCGGCTCTCCGGTAACATTGCCTGCACATCCAGGCTTGCGTAGACGGCAGGCTTCTACCGCATTTCTGGCATGGCCTCATGTCCGCGCCTCGCCATAGTGGCCGTCGCGCTTCTCGCCGTAGCCCGCCGCCTTCCTAGCGGCCGTGCGGGTCTTTGAGTCCAGGCGGGACCATAGAAAGGTTTGCTGATCCACGTCGAGCCCGAGCGAGGCGATGTACTCATTCGTGGCCTCAGCCCCGTCCTTGCGAAACGTTTCCTCCGCATTGGCGGCGAACTCGATCAACCCCTCGCGAATCTCGGCGGGAATGGATTCTGCTACGCCCGCGGTCGGGCCGATGTGTTCCAGCGCAGGCAGGCCATTGGTGAAGCCGTCCGCAGCGTTGGCAAGCTCGGCGGCCAGTTGGAGGCGCTGTGCGGCCCGCTCGTTCTTGGTTTCGGGCCATGTCTTTCGCGCACGCTTGATGACCACCTTCTTTGCCATTTCGCCGAAGTCGGTCAGCCACGGCCCTTTCTTTCCCTTCATCCACGCGGGGCTGCGGTCGCGTATGCCCTCGATGTCGGCAACCGGCATGACCTCGGTCAGGAAATCCCCGTCGGCCGTCTTGGCGACGCAGTAGACGCCGACGATGGCCCCACGATCCTTGCGGAACGGGTCGGCGTGGTGGTCAGGCGCCGCCACCGGGCCGCGATAGAGGAACGTGTCGGCCTCATGCACGATTTCAGCCTTGGCAAAGCGGATGGACCCGGCGTCCGTCGCGATCTTGATGAAGCCGCGATACATCACATCGAGGCACACGGCCCCATCCCGAGGAACCAGGGCGGCGTACTGGCTCACCGGATTTAGGGTAATGCCGCAGGCCGCAACATTGATGATGGCGTTGCGCAGGCTTCCAGGGTTGTTTTCGGCGATGTCGCGCAGGTATTCGTTGCGCTCAAGGGCCTGTAGCGCAAACATGGACTCGCGCGCCCAATCGACCATTTGGTCGTGGCTGGCGATGGCCACGAAACGCTCGCGCGCTCCAATGATGGCCTGTTTCCACCTGGGGACCACCATCACTTCGCCAGTGTTGGCGTCCACCGTCTCTGCCTGCTGGTCGCTCATTGGTCAGGAATTCCTTTGCCGGGTTGCCCCGGCGGTGTGAGGTTCATGTGCCATCGTGTCAGGGCCTCTTTCAGAGTCCGCGCGGCCTCCAGGCTCACCACTTTCTGCGGCTCCCGCTCGACTGAGGCATGCAATTGCTTGACGTACTCCGGCAGCGTTTCGCCGGACTTCCACGGGCCTTGAATGACGCTCATGGAACGTGCCTCCAAATGCGCCGTCGGCAAATTCCAGCAACAGTTGACTCGTCAAGCCCATATTCGTCGGCGATACTGCGGCATAGCTCGCCGGCGGCGCGCCGGGCTCGGATTGCCACAACATCGCCAACTCTTATCTTCGCGCGAGGATTTCGCTCGCCCCGTGGCGGAACATTTCTGCCCTTTGCATCCCGATCCGCTGCGTTGTCGGTCCTGGTGCCGAGAAACAGATGCGATGGGTTAACGCACTTGCGGTTGTCGCAGCGATGCAGGGCGCACAAATCGTCGTTGATGGGGCCGTGCGTTAGAATCCAAGCCGCGCGGTGGGCCAAAACGTTTTTCTTGTTCATGGCGAAACTGCCGTAGCCTGAGCCGCTCGCTCCGCCTAGCCATGTCCAGCAATCGCCGCTCTTGTCCACGCGCTGCCAGAACCTTTCAGCGGGCAGACACGGGCGGTTTCTGTGTCGGAGCGGACGCACTCTCACGCGACTTCACCGACTGGCGCGCTAGAAGAAAGGCGATGCGCAAGCGCCTCCCAATCCGGCGGGGCCTGAGGCGCACGTAAATACTTGGCGGCGTAGGCGCGGAGGGCGCGGGCGCAGGCGACGGCGTTTGTGCGCCAGTCACTCTCACTTGCGTCCATCCGGTCGTAGAACACACGGGTAGCTTCCCAGCCTTCAACCGCGCAATGAAGCGCCCCGGACGCCACCGGCATGACACCGACTCCGCGATAACCGCAGAAATGTCCGATCCAACCGAGCGCACATCCGGGAGTGCCGCAGTGTGGAATTCGGATTTCAAAGAAATCGAAGTCACCAGGATTCCTCTCAATGTGGTTTGCCGCCCTCACCACAGCCGAATAAATATCCACTTCACGCTCCTTGTTTTGCGATGCCGCGCGCGGCGGCTACATGTAGTTCCAGTTCGTCCAGTTGGTCCTCAAACGTCGGGCACGATCGCGCATAGGCACGCACGCGATTGCGCACCATCCGCGCCAGTACGCCGTCGTCCTCGTATTCGGCATCGACTTCCCGGTGCAGATGTTTGGCGAGGTCGCGCAGGAACTGGGTGTCGTCCAGAGCTTCGCGGACCGTATCCACGCCGTCTTTCCTGACTGACGGCGAGCGGTGGACGTAGAGCATTTCTGCGAGTGCGGCGGAATCAGCGCGGCTCATGGCTGCTCCTTGGTTGAGTCGAGAGCGGCGCGGCGCTTCTCGAACGCATGATCCATTGCCGCCCCTAGTTCTTCGGGCCGGATATGCGTAGCGAATGCCGCGATTTCAGGGCCGGACCATCCGCGGTTGTGAAGAGCGGCATCGAATAGGCAAATGTCCATTCTGCGCAACTCAAGCAGGCGTTCCATATCGGCCAGATATTCGGCGTCGGTCATGGCGTCTCCTTCGCGGCAGCGATGGCGGCGCGGGCGGTATCCAGAGCGCCGACGAACTTGCCAGCGCGCCGCACGGCTTTGACGCTGGACCTTCCGCCGTCAAGCTGAAAAACGGGGACGTGTTCGCAGAGTTCGACCAGCCCCTCCAGCGCCGCCAGCAGTTCCGCATTGATGGCGCGGAGGCGGTCGCGCTCGGCCTCCAATCGCTCGACGTAGGAATGCTCGACAGTTGGCATGGCGCGCTCCTCCGAAGCGGAACTGCCCGGCGTTGAGCGCGAGGCGCTGGAAACACTCACGGACGGCCCCGGCTCGCAACCGACGGTCAGAATCTTCGTATCCATTTCGTAGCGTCTCCTGTAGGGGGTGGGGGGGTGGGGGGGGGATTAGCGGGAGGCTGCTAGGGCGCCTCGGAGGCGTTGGCGAGGCCCATGCCCTGCAGGACGCGGTCGTCGTCGGAGTGAATCGCAGACCGCTCGACGGTGCGGCCGTACTCGTCGCCCTCGGTGATTTCGTAGTCTTCGCTGCCGTGGCGGGCAAAGCAGCGGGCCGCTGTGATCGACTTGAAGCCGCCGAACACTTCGTCCAGATCGTCATTGAGGATGACGGTGTAGGTCTTGCCCATTTGCCTTGCTCCCTCCAGTGCCGGGGCGGGGTGCCCGCGGCTTGATGGCTGCAATATAGGGCATGCCGCCATAGAATGCAAGCAACAAATGGCACTCAACCGACGAGCGGCGGGCCGGACTTATCCACAGGGGTCTAGCTTAGGCCGACTTCTTGGCTTGTTCGATGGCCGTAACTGTTTCGGCGGCCTTAATGGCGTCCTTCACCAGATCAGTGCCCTTGGCCGGAGCGGTCCCGAATACATGCCGGACCCGATCAACCCACTCCTGGTTCTCTAGGTCTGTCTCAAGCTCCGGGTTGAGTAAGTGCCAGCAGGTAAGGCCGAAAACCCGGGCGACGGCGTCTGCGGTCTCTATGGTCGTGTTTCGGCCGGCCGTGATGTGGTGGATGGTTCTAATCCCAATCCCGGCCCTGAGGGCCACCGCCTGAATGTCTAGCGAATGCCGCTTGGCCAGCATGACGACGTTGCGGCCGACGACCGTAGCTGTGCGCTCCCTGCGTCCCATGTCGTCCATTTTGCCGTCCGTCGCCTGCCACCGACGCCCCCTTGCGCGTGCAATAAATGGCGTGCTATAACTGGCACCCATGATGGATGAAAGAGAAATTGAGGCCCTCCGGGCCAAGGTCCGCAACCGCGGCAAATCCATGACGCTTGACTCCATCGCGTTCGGAGCTGGTTTGAGTACGAGCTGGCTCGCGAAGTTCGCGGGCGGCAAGATCAAAGAGCCGCGCCTGCACAATTACCAAGCCCTTAGGGCCTACATGGACCGCGCGCAGAGGGCCGCGTAAATGGCGACCGTGCCGCTCACCAATGGCGGTTTGGCAAGCGTTTCCGATGCCGACGCCGATCTTGTTGGCCGCTATCGCTGGTACAGCGTGCGCCGCAAATCCACAAATTACGCGGAGACATCTGTCGGCAGGGAGCGAATTCTGATGCACCGGCTCCTGATGGGCGCCGGTCACGGCGAAGTCGTAGATCACGTAAACGGCAACGGCCTTGATAACCGGCGCGAGAACATGAGGCTTTGCCACCAGCGCGACAACGCGCGTAACCGACGCGGTAGCAAATCCAGCCGGAGCGGCGTTAAGGGCGTTTCCTGGCGCACCGACATAAGCCGCTGGCGTGCCAGGATTATGGTAAGCCGGCGCGAGATTGCGCTCGGCGTTTTCGATTCTCGCGAAGAGGCAATTGCCGCCTACAACACAGCGGCGAGGGCGCACTTCGGCCAGTTCGCCAAGGACGCCGCCTAATGCCCCCTCCGTCAGCCTCGCCGACTCCCCGGCAGAACAAGACTGACGGCGCAGCGCCGATCCTCCCGACGGCGCTTGCTTGCCTTCCCCGCGTTGCGGGGTTTCCTTCACAGCATGGCTGAAATCATTTTGGCCAAAGCGCGTGGCGTCGCCCTTGTCGATGATGCCGACCTTGTAATTGTCAGCGGCCGTAGTTGGCGGCTGTTCATAAACAATGGCCACCCTTATGCCGCGACCGCCCGCAACGGCGTTTTGATGCATCGCCTGATCCTTGCCGCGCAATCCGGCCAGCGCGCGCAGAGCCCGCAGAGCCGCACGCCGGACGAATCGCGCCGCCAAGAGACTGTCGGTGGCCGCATGACCAGAGAGCGGCTGGAAGCCTGCATAGCCGGAGCCCTGCTAGGGCTGGCGTGGCCGCTGTTCCTGGTGCTGGACTTCGTGCTGAAGGTTTGGGGGGTTTGAAGATTATGGGCGTCGGTACGGACCCTAACTCCGTTGCGCCGCTTTCCCGCGCCTCGCGCTTAAACGTTCGCAGTTTCGTTGCCAAGTTCGCCGTGTGGCTTCTGGTGTCCGCGCTCTGGGTCGTTGTGTGCGGCGGGATGACCACGATGATCGCCATCACGCATGACGGCGTTGGTCAGGGCGGCGTGTCCATGGTCCCGTTCGATGTGTTCTTCGGCCTGTTTATGACGGCGGCCATCTGGATTATCGGGACGGTTGCTTACTGGACGCCAGAAACGAATCTGCCGGAGCCGCCTGCGTGAAAACCGCCACCGAGCTTGAGGCCGAGCGGGCATCGGCAAAGCTTCGGTTCGAGGCGGCGTACAGGGTTGGGGATTGCGAGGCAGAAGCCTGGGCGATCCGCGAGCTAATGCAGATTGATGAGCAAATCAAGGAGGCGCGGCAACAAGGGCCGGCAGCAGTACGCAAACCAAAACGAGGCCGGCAGGGGCAGTACGGCAGCCGGCGGATAAGAAGGTACAACGATTGAGCGAGTCGTATACCAAGCTGTTTTCGTCCATCACGGAAAGCACCGTGTGGGCAGAGTCGTCGAATACTCGCATCGTGTGGATCACGATGCTGGCGATGGCGGATCGTCGTGGCAGAGTTTGGGCAGCAATTCCGGGATTAGCCAATAGAGCCCGCGTGCCTATCGCAGATTGCGAGACGGCGCTGAAAGCGTTCCTTAGGCCGGACCCGTATTCGCGCACCAAAGACCATGATGGCCGCCGTATCGCAGAGATTGACGGCGGCTGGGTGCTGCTGAATCACGCGAAGTTCAGAGCGCTGCAGGCTGAAGCCGACAAGCGCGAGGCTGATGCCGAACGACAGCGCCAAAAACGCGCGAATGGTCCACGCGGAACAGTCGCAAAAGTCGCAGGTAGTCGCGGACTGTCGCAGGTAGTCGCGGAAGTCGCGCAGGCAGATGCAGATACAGAAGCAGATACATCAAAAGAAAAAGAAAAGAAGCGCGCGCGCGAGAAGAAAACGCCAGAAACGCCACTCCCCGAAAACTTCGCGGTTTCCGAGCGAGTCAGGGCGTGGGCCGAGCGCAAAGGCTTCGGCGGGCTGGACATCCACCTTGAAAACTTCATCGGCCAGTGCCGGGCGAAGGGCTACACCTACGCCGACTGGGACGAGGGGTTTATGAACGCCATCCGCAAGGACTGGGCGGAAGTAAGGAGCGGCAGAAATGGAAGCACAGCGAATCGGAAACTATCTCTTGCCGAGGAAACGGAACTCGGGCTCCAGCGTTTTGCCGAGCGGCAAACCGCAGACGGCTGAGTCTCTGGTGCCGCAGTTCTTTGCCCGCATGGAGCATCTGTACGGCCACCGCTGGACGACGAACTACGGCAAGGCGGTAAACGGGAAGGGCGAACTGACGCTGGCCGCAAAGCAGTGGGCACATGACCTGGCTGACTTTCCGCCGCACGCGATCCTGCGGGCCATGAAGCGGCTGGAATCGGAGTACCGGGAATGGCCGCCTACCGTGCCGCAGTTCAAGGCGTTGTGCTTGGACCTGCCGACGCTGGCGCAAGTGTTGGATCGGAAGAACGACTACGGGCCGGCATGCGCCGAAATCAGGAAGAGCCTGGACTGGTTCAACCTCGACCAGATGCCCACCAAGGAAATGCTGCGGCAGGCGCAGTGGCAGTACGAGCGTGCGGCGAACCTGATTGATCGCAGCGGCCTTGCGCTGGATTTTCTGGACGAGCAGCGAGAGGCCATCGAGGCGGCCGCATGACCTACGAGCGCACTACCAACGCCAGCCGGCGCGCGAAGAGAACAATCCGCTACCTCTGGATCGGCGGGACTCTGGACATCCGCCGCAACGAGTGGAAGCGCCTCAAGCGGGCGCAGCGCAAGCAATTCGACGCCGGCAGAGCCAAGCGCATCGCCGAGATTGAAGCGGCCTGGGCGGCTCTACGGAGGGCCGCATGAGCCGCGAGAACCGCGCAAGGTTTCCGCAGGCAGCGGCCTTTGTGGATCGTTGGCGCAGGGCTGGGTTTGAGCCGCGGGTAATCCACGTTTCAGAAAACGGCCAGGAGGCCGGACGCAATGACAGCAGCGAATGGAGCGACACCGAGCCGCCGGAGTGGGAGCAGGCAAAGCGCGAGTACAAAGAAGCTCAGGAACGCGCTGAGAGCATCGCGGCTCGCCGAGCTGGGCTTGCGCCACCTGATAAGCGAAAAGGCGCGGCAAGCAAAGCTGCAAAGGCTGGAGGCGGAACTGTGGCCGTCCCCGGACTGGGTTTCTAGGGGAAGTGGGAGGGGGTGAATCATGGTCTTTTCGCCTGAGGCCAGAACGCTGCGCAACGCGCAACACCTGAAGGCAATGCAGAAACGGCTAGCGCAGAAGCAGCTCCTATGGGATCTGCTGATTGCCGGGGTTATCTCCGTACCAGTAGCTGTTCTGTTCTGGCTGTGGCTGGGGTGGTGAGGGATGGAAAAGATTAGGGATTTATATACATGACTCCCTACCGTTCGTCGGTTCATGGCGTTAGGCACTTGACTACCTCATGGGAGTTAACTACTATACGCCTACGGTCGAAGTGGCCGGATAGACGGAGAAACCGATGACCAAACTCTACACAATCCGCTACCGCGAGGACCTCGGCGGAGCGTTCGCGGGGGCGCAGTGGGCCAGAGACGCGAACGAGGCCGTGACCCTGTTTTGCGGCCGCCACGTCGAGACGGATAGCGACCTCTACGATGCGGCGCTCGAAGGCTGCGAGGAATCTGACGGCACCGATGCCCGCGACACGCGGCACTACGGGTCGGTCGAGCGTTCCGACCGCGACGACGAGAGCGTGCCGTGAGCTACGAGACACGCTACGCAGCAACCAAGCGCGAACAGGAGCGTTCACGCGACAACAGCCCGCGCGCCGCGCGCGAGCGCCATATCCTTCAGAGGGCTTGCGAACTGGCCTCGGCCGACGTTAACGCCAAGTTTCCGGGGGTAACGGCGGAGAGTTTCCAGGCGGCTGCCGCGTACCAGACCGAGCGCATCGAGTTTCATCGTGCCGCCCTCGCCAAGGAGCGGCCATGACGCAGCAGCGCAGCCCGGTGACTTGGCCCGGTACGAGCAGCACGAACTTCGAGGACGACCTTCACAACGCAGTCCCGGAGCCTAGCCCATTGCCGGGGCAGACCTGCCCGCTGTGCGGCAACAACAAGCCCCATGAGCATACAGCGCAGGAAGTAATCATCTTCCGCAACGGAGTGAAACGTGGCCGCGCATCTGCCTGAAGTCGAAGAACTCATCGCCACCCGCAACGCCATCGGCGGCAAACGCTACCGAGCGTCGAAGCCGGCACAGCAGGCCATCACGCACCTGTGCGCGCTGTTCGACCAGCTTGTGCCTTATACCGCCCCCCAGCCCTTCCAGCGCGTGGTGGCGGCGGACGAGCGCGGCCTGTTGCTGCCAGCCTTGGTGAGGCTGACGGAGCTTTGCGAACACGTCCCCGTTTTCCAACTGGACAACGGCAAGTCGAGCGTCAAGGCCGTGCGGCTCGCCGGGACGTTTGTGGGCGCTCTGGATGAAGCGAAGGCTGCCATCGCCAAGACGCTCCACCCATCGTACAAACTGGGGGAAATCGGACCGCACGGCTTGGTCCCCGCTACGCGAGAAGAAATCGAGAAACACACCGACCGCGTGAAGCGCGATGTGGTGCCGAAGATCATGGAAGAACAGCGCCGCAAGCGCGGGGGCAAGCCATGACGCACTCAGGCGGGAGGCCCCACGCAGTGGGCGACAAGGGCCAGCGGTACGAAGTGACCGCGTTCGACACGAACAAGAACGAGCGCATCGTGATTGGATGGACGAACGATCCCGAGACAGCGCGGAACATGGCCGACGGAGCAATACTGCGGCCTTCATGGGCATTCCCTCAGGTCCGTGATCGGAGCGCGCCATGAACGACCACCTGACCATCAGCACCTTCCAGCTTTTCCAGATGTTCCCGGATCAGGAGACGGCGCGGGCCTACCTCGAAAAGCGCCGCTGGCCGAGCGGCCCGGTTTGCCCGGTCTGCGGCCTGCCCGAGCGCATCACGGCGCGGGCGGACGGCTACTACCGCTGCAACCAGTGCAAGGAGGACTTCACGGTCCGCACCGGCACGGTGTTCGAGCGGTCGCACGTTCCGCTGCACAAGTGGCTCTATGCCATGTACCTGCTTGTGACGGCGCGCAAGGGCATCAGCTCGCTGCAACTGTCCAAGCAGATCGGCATCACCCAGAAGTCCGCCTGGTTCGTTCTGGGACGGCTGCGCGAGGCTTGCGGCGCTGACCTGAAAGTCCTGACCGGCATCGTCGAGGTTGACGAGGCGTACATCGGCGGCATCGAAGCCAACAAGCATGCGAGCAAGCGCAAGGGCTTGGGGCGCGGTGCCGTGGGAAAAGCCGCCGTCCTCGGCATGCGTGAACGTGGCGGGCGCACTGTCGCCCTGCACGTCGAGGACGTAAATACCGCCACGCTGCATCAGGCCATCCACAAGCACATCGAAGCTGGCAGCACGATCCACAGCGACGAACACGCGGCCTACAAGGGCCTCGGCGGGCTGTTCTTCGACCGCCACAGCGTGAACCACGGCGCGGGCGAATACGTCCGCGATGGCGTCCACACCAACGGCATCGAATCCGTCTGGGCCGTGATGAAGCGCGGCATCCACGGGGTCTACCACAAGGCCAGCCCCAAGCACCTGAACCGCTACGTCAACGAGTTCACCTTCCGGCTGAACGAGGGCAACGTGAAGCGGCACACCTTGGAGCGCGTCAACGACCTGATTGCTGCCGCTGCGAAGCGCCGAATCACCTACAAGGAACTGATCGCATGAAAGACCGCAAACTGGCAAGAATCCGCGCCCAAAACGCGGCGATGGAAACCACCCCAATGGCGGGAGACCCGGAGGCATATAGGCAGCGCATCGACCGGATTGCCGACGCGATCCTCGCGCACAAGCCCAAGGCACGGACGCCCAAGGCAAAACGCCGGGCGCGGCGTTCCCGCAATATTCAGCGGCGGGAGTCATGTATATAAGTCCCTTTTGCATTACCGCAGCGCCGCCGCAAGCGCGGCAGTCAGTGCGTGGCCAGCAGTAAGACAGTGCCGAGACGGGGGCTGGCGTGAGCGCCGACGACGTTGCTATGGCCCTCACGCGGCCCTACGGCCCCTTTCCGTGGCGGCGCTATGTCGTCGTGCCCAATGTTTCTTGGGGCCTTGTCAACTGGGAGGCCGACCTAGTTGCGCTCGCGCCGAGCGGCTATCTATACGAAATCGAAATCAAGGTTTCACATCAAGACCTGAAGGCCGATCTGGAAAAACCAAAGCATCGCCGCTGGCAAGAACAGGACCACGCATGGCGGAAGCTGCGCGGCTTCTGGTACGCAATGCCGGCGAAGATTTACGAACTCGCCGCGAAGGCGCAAACCGCGATCCCAGATTATGCGGGGATCATTACTGTAGCGCCGCGCTCTGAGGGCGACACACAACTGCGGTGCACCGTCGTCCGCAACTGCGCGCTGAACAGGGGCGCAATCAAACTTGGCGACGGCGACAAATATCAACTGGCCCGCCTAGGCGTGATGCGGTACTGGACGAGACGCGAAGCGCGGGCGGCCGCATGAAGGCCACAACTCTTTCAGCACGCACGCAGGCGTCTAGTTACTGCGGACCCCCTGCACCTACGAAGTGCGGACCGAATCCCCCATGACCCAATCCGAATTTCTTGAATTGCTCGACCCCCTCATCCCCTGGCTATCAGTAGCAGTGTGCGCCCTGCTGATCCCGTGGTGGCTGGCCAACCGGATATACGGCCATGCGTAAGTACCGGAACGTCAAAACGGCCTGCAACAGCGGCCACAAGCACGACAGCAAGAAAGAGGCCGTGCGCTGCAACGTCCTAAGTCTCCAGCAGAAGGCCGGGCTTATCAGCGACCTGAAGCAGCAGCCCACATTCCTAATCGCCGTGAACGGCCACAAGGTCTGCAAGTACCGTGCTGACTTTGGGTACGTCGAAAAGGGCGCGCAGGTAATCGAGGACGTAAAGGGCATCAAGACGCCCACCTACCGCCTGAAAGCCAAACTGCTGAAGGCGTGCCACGGCATCACGATTTTGGAGACGTGAGTGAGCGATAAGAAAACGGAGATCAGTCCCGGATTGGTGCTGCTGCTAGTGCCGCTATGCATCCTCGTCGGTCCCTTCTTTGCGTTGTATTGGGGCTGGGCCGCGTCAATTGCCTGGGCTTGGTTCCTCGTCCCGCTGGGCGCGCCCGCCCTTAGCGCCGTGCAACTGGGCGCAGTGGCCTACGCGGTCGGCCTGATTGAGCAATCCGGCTCAAAATCTGCGGATTGGGACGACCAGATCGTCCGCGCAATTCTGTATCCACCTCTGGCGTTACTGAGCGCGTGGCTGTTCAAGACGTGGTTCATGTGATGAGCAACCCACAGCGCAGCGCCCGCCTAGACCGCGATGGGGTCGAAGATGCGCTCGTTTATCTCGCCGAGAGCGCAAAGGACTACGCCGAAGCGCGAGGCCTGCGGATATGGCTGGAAGCGAAGCTCAAGACCTACAAGAGCGCGGCGTTTTTGCAAAACGAAGGCAGTGTCGCTGAACGCGAGGCGCGCGCGTACGTATCACCGGAGTACCAGAACGCAACCGACGCCCTAAAAGACGCGGTAGTGACGGAGGAAAAGATCAGGGCGCTGCGGGTGGCGGCAGAGGCGAGGGTTTCCGTGTGGAGGACATTAGAGGCGACAAAGAGGTCTGAGAATGTTTGAGCGGCAAGCGATGTGCAGACAGGAGGCTGGGGCGTGATCGAACTGCGATGGGTGGAACGGCCGAGGCCCATCCGCCGCGAATGGTCGCGCGAGGCTGGCGAATACACCGTCTGTGAAGTCGTGCGCGTCCTGCAGTACCGCGAAGTGCTGTCAACCGAAGTCAGACTCGGTGTGCAATCCGCGGCTGAGGCCGAAATCGTCCGCAGCGCAGGGCAGTGGCGCGACGTACCGATAGAGCGGGCCGAATGAAGGCCCCATCGCCCACCCGCGAAACATTCACGCTCCGCATACTGCCGGGGTGTCAGCTCTTCCGTGAGGGCTGCGTAATCAGCCGCTCCGGAAAGGTTTGGGTTTTCCGCGATTACAAGCGGCGGCGGGACAAGAGGGGGAAGGGCTAAAATGAGCGCAGCGGAAAGAATAACAAAGCTAACCGTCCGCTCAGTGTGGCCCGAGAAATCTCCAAGCCCACAAGGAGAACCTGAGTTTACCGTACAGGACATTGCACTAGGGGTAGCCCACTGCAACCCAATAGGCGGGAACATCCTCCTGCACAAGTACGTTTTCAATCAGGTCACACAGGCTCAGTGCCCGAGGTTCTACAAAGAAGTGTGGGGCATGGCGATTGATACGGCGATAGAACACCAATGGGACGATGGCCCGAAGGGGGAGATGTGGTATCGCAAGCTAGCCCACGCGGCGCTGTACGAGATCCTGTCGCCAGTGTTGAACTGCCTGAGATGCAAGGGCGCTAAGTGGATAGGGCAGCGCGCATGCCCCTCATGCCACGCCACGGGCAGGACGCAAATAGACTCGGACGAGCGCGGGGAGGCGCTGGGCATACCAATGGGGGCCTGGAATCACGGCAGGCCACCGTGGAGAGCGAGATACGAGATCATTTATAGGCGCCTCACGGACCTAGAGGGGCTGGCCGTGGGCGAGCTGTCGCATCAACTATTGGAGTGATAGTGACCAAACAAGAGCTGATCGAGACGTTTGCCGACTGCATAGCCGAGGCCGACGCCGGGCTATTTAGACTTGAGGGCGGGTCGGATGTAACCAGTTGGCAATGCTGCTGTGAGTGTAACGGAGCGGAATGGAGCGGGCACCGCGACGGCTGCTCTGGCGCCCAGAGGCTGCTCTGGCGCCCAGAGAATTGCTCGCTATCAGGCGGCCCTAGACGAACTGGCCCGGAAATTGGCCTGAGTTTGGCCTGAGCTGTCGCAAGGGGCTGTGTTCGCGCCCCTTGCATACCACTACCAGTGTGGTATAATCCGCTCACCAGAGTTGTGCCCGCAGCCTTGGTGCACCGCACAAATGAGGCCCGCCTAGCGCGGGCTTCGTCGTTCAAGCGCGGCCCATTCCCCGCCAGTGTCACCTACCAATAGACCCCGGCACTGAATCGCGCAGTGGATTTGGGCCGCGCCCTACACCCGGAGGCCAGCATGGAATACACCGAATACCTACTGGCCGCCGAACTTCCCGGAATCGTCAGGGACATGAGCGTACTGAACGGCGAGCTGTACGCCTACACCGACGCAGCCCTGTATCGGGTAAGCCTGGACGGCAGCTTTGAGCTGCTATGCGGCTTCTGCGCGCATAGCCGGATGATTCACTGAGGATCAAGCGGCCTTGGCAGCACCTATACGACCATAGATGGCGTAAGGCCAGAGCAGCGTTCTTAGCTGAGCACCCCCTGTGCTGGATGTGTGAGCAGGCAGGCAGGATCACGGGGGCTCAGGTAGTAGATCACGACCCCCCGCACAAGGGGAATGAAGAGTTGTTCTGGGATGAGCGGACATGGCGCCCATTGTGTAACACGCACCACGACTCAACGAAGCAGAGTCAGGAGCGCACTGGGCGCGTCAGGGGCTGCGATGCATCCGGCCACCCGCTAGACGCTAATCACCCCTGGAACGTCTGAGCTTGTCTAGGCCGTCAATGACCGCGGCGCCCACAAACATGATGGCGGCTATCACAAGAGCCACAGCCCCACCCACGCGTAAGTCCGGACTCAGCATGGCGTCTAGCCCGCCCAGCAGCGCAATAGCCCCAATGACCACAAAGGCAATCTTCACGCGTGGAGTTGTAGCCCAATGGGGGAGGGCGGGTCAAATGTTGGGGAGATTTCGTCGGTGAGCGGCGCAGCAGTTAAAAATCGCTAAATCCGTAGAACCATGGACCAGCGCGGCCGCAAATCCCTTGAGAATCTGACGGTTATAGCGACCCTTCCGGGGCAACGCCCGGAGCCGCCGGGGCCCCTGAGCGACGAGGAGGCCGCCGTGTGGCGTGCGGTTGTCGCGACCAAGCCCAGCGACTGGTTCCTGCCTGATACCTGGCCCCTACTTGCGGACTACTGCACCGCCTGCGTTCAGCAGGAGGGCGTGCGGAGACTCCTGAACACGGAAGAATGCGACAAGGAAAAGACCCTCCGGCTGCTGGACATGCTGGGGAAGCTGAAGATGGCCCTGGCGACGAAGATGCGCCTATCCCAGCAGAGCCGGTATCGGGCAGACGCAGCGGATGCGGCGCAGCGCAGGGCGGGGGCTTCGCCGAACAAGCCCTGGGAGAAGGCGACAGGGTAATTGCCTGGATTGAGAAATTCGTCAGAGTGCCGGAAGGGAAATTTGTTGGGCAGCCCGTCCGCCTTACCGAGTTCCAGAAGCACGACATAAGGATCATCTACGACAACCCGCGCGGTACCCGCCGGGCAATCATCAGTCGGGCTAGGAAAAACTCAAAAACCTTTGACGCGGCGACGCTGACCCTTGTCCATTTGGTCGGCCCCAAGGCGCGGCCGAATTCTCAGCTTTACTCCACGGCCATGTCCAGGGAGCAGGCGGCCATCTTGTTCGCGTTGGCCGCCAAGATTGTCCGCATGTCACCAGACCTGCGCGCGTACGTCGGCATCCGTGACACGGCCAAGCAACTCTATTGCCCTGAGCTGGGCACGCTGTACCGAGCCCTCTCTGCTGAAGCTTCCACCGCCTACGGGTTCTCGCCGGTCTTCGTGGTGCATGACGAGCTGGGGCAGGTAGTCGGGCCGCGGTCAGAGCTGTATGAGGCGATGGAGACTGCTGCGGGCGCGCACGAGCACCCCCTGAGCATCATTATCTCGACGCAGGCGCCGTCCGATGCTGATTTGCTGTCGGTACTAATAGACGACGCCAAAACCGACAAAGACCCGAAAACGGTCCTGTGCCTCTACACCGCTGACGAAAGGCTAGACCCGTTCAGCGAGGAGGCAATCCGGCAGGCAAACCCCGCGCTCGGCGTTTTCCTGAACGCAGAGGAAACCTTTGCAACGGCAGCGTCGGCAAAGCGCATGCCCTCACGGGAAGCGCAATACCGCAACCTGGTTCTGAATCAGCGGGTTTCGGCTCATTCGCCGTTCATCCCCATGAGCCTGTGGGAAGCCTGCGCGGGGGCGGTGAGCGAAGAAGTTTTCAGGGCAGGGCCGTGTTACGTCGGGCTGGATCTTTCTGCGAAAAATGATCTGACGGCAATGGCGTTGGTCGCCAAAGCTGAAGATGGGGCGTGGCATTGCCGCCTGTTTTTCTACGCGCCCCTGAACGGGCTGTATGACCGGGCGACCAGGGACCGGGCACCGTATGACGTTTGGAAGCAGCAGGGCTGGCTTGAGGCCACTCCCGGCTCATCTGTCGAATACGAGGCGGTAGCGCAAAAACTGGTGGATCTGTGCGACACCTACCCAGTTGAAAAGATCAGCTTCGACCGCTGGCGGATAGACGTATTCAAGGCGGATCTGTCCAGGCTCGGACGAGAGTTGCCGCTTGAGCCGTTCGGGCAGGGATTCAAGGACATGACGCCGGCCCTGGATTCGCTGGAAACAGAAATCCTGAACAAGCGCATCCGGCACGGGGGCAACCCCCTGCTGCGCTGGTGTGCGGCGAATGCAATTGCGGTGAAAGACCCGGCGGGCAATCGCAAGCTGGACAAATCCAAGTCCACCGGCCGGATTGACGGAATCGTGGCGCTGGCTATGGCAATAGGGCAGGCGACTAAAACCGAGGACGACACCAGTGCCATCAATGCTTTCCTTCAGAAACCGCTCGGCGTAACGTGGCGATAACCGCAAAGCTCAAGAGCTGGTTTCCGTTTACGCTGTTCACGAATCCTGAGCGCGGCATCCAGGAGGGCGAACCGCGGGTTAGAACGTCCGAGGCGGACATCATCGTCACGGATGAGCGGTCGCTACAGGTGCCGGTTGTTCTTTCGGCGCTTAGGCTCATCGCGGAAACAGTCGGCATGCTGCCGCTGCACGTGTATAGGCGTGTAGCCAACGGGCGGGAGAGGGACGACAGCCACCCGGCCGCACGGGTTATCGAAGATCCCAACCCGCTGATGACGCGGCAGGAGTACCTGGAAACAACGGCGCTACAGATTGCCGGCTGGGGCAACTCCTACAGCCGCATAGACCGAAACTCGGAAGGCACGCCGACGTTCCTATGGCCGCTGATCCCATCGCGCATGCAGACAAGGCGCGAGGGCTACAGCGGGATTACCTACATCTACAGCCACGACGACACGCAGCAGACGGACTACCGGCAGGAGAAAATCCTGCACTACAAGGGCTTCGGGTCCGACGGGGTTGTAGGCCTGTCGCCACTGGGCTACGCAAGGCAGGCGCTGGGCATCACCATTGCCGCCGAGATGTATGCCGCTTCGTTCTACAAGAACGGGGGGCGGGCATCCAGCATCTTTTCGCTGGACAAGCCGCTGCAACACGAACAGCGCAACAAGTTCCAGGAGTATATGAACGAGATATCTCGTTCGCAGGGGGCGGGTCTGTGGGTGCTGCCGGTGCCGGGCAAGTGGCAAGACATCACCATCCCCCCCGAGGATGCGCAGATGCTGTTAACCCGGCAATTCCAGGTTGCCGAAATCGCGCGAATCTTCCGGATTCCGCTTTTCTTGCTGATGGAGATGGAGAAAAGCACCAGTTGGGGGACGGGCCTGGAGCAGCAGAACCTGGGATTTTTGACGCACACTGTTGCGCCATATCTGAAGCGCATTGAATCGGTGATGAATCGTCGCCTGCTCAACGACGACGACCGTAAAACGCATTACGTCGAATTCAACGTGGACGGCCTGCTGCGCACCGACGCCAAGACCCGCGGCGAGTTTTACTCAAGCATGGTTCAGAACGGATTGATGAACCGGAATGAGGTTCGCGCGAAAGAGAACATGGAACCATATCCGGCCGGCGCTGAATTTACCGCCCAGACCAATCTCGCCCCGGTGGACAAGCTAGGACAAATCGCGGATGACGATTCAGCAGTTACCCGACTCGCGCGCGAAGAAGAGGGCGAATAAGGCCCTGATCCTAGCCCTGCTTGCGCTGCGGGGTTTCCGCAGGGTCCGCAAAAAGCTTGATACCGTCATGCAGATGGGCGGCATCCCGGGCAGCAATGGGCGTGACGGTAGAGACGGCCGGGATGGAGCTGGCTGGGTATCCGGCCGGGGCCCACCGACCGGAGACATCGGCAAACACGGCTGGTTCTACTTGGACGAAACAACTGGCAACGTGTTTATGCGGGATGATCTGTAAATGCCGCGCGCGTTCTGGCGGCGGCTGTTCCGGATTCAGGGCCCGGCCGGGCCGGAGGGATATCCTGGACCGGACACCATAGGCCCGTCAGGAGAGAGTGTCCTAGGGCCGCGGGGTCCAATGCCACGGCATGAGTGGCGCGGGACCGCGCTGCGGTTTGAGACGGAAGCCGGCTGGTCACCGTGGATCGATTTTCAGGGCCCGCCCGGCTAATGGCGTGGAAATTCATTGCGAACATTCGCGGGCAGCGCGGGCCCCGCGGCGAAGCCGGCAAGTCGATTCGCGGGCTTCCCGGCTTCGGGGATCGCGGGCCCATCGGCCCGATGCCGCGGCACGAATGGAAAGAGTCAAGGCTCAGATTCGAGATTGAGCGGGACAAGTGGGGCCCGTGGGTAGAGCTGCGCGGCAAGCCGGGCGACGACAAGCTTTTTTTCGCGCGGGCCGGGCCGACGACCAAGGGCGGCGGCGGGAGGGATTCGACCCTCCCTGAACTGACGCTCAAGCCTACTGTCTCGCTGGAGCCCGGAGACAGCAACAATTCGCCGACAGTCGGCGTGTCCGCGTCCGTTGACGCCCTAGGGCTGGATTCAACCAAATCCGTAGGCATTGATGTTACCTACGATATGGCGGTCAACTACAACGCGCAGAGCCTGGGCGTTGACGTAACCGGCTCGGCATTCGGAGCGCCGCTCTGGCAGGCAATCGCTACGGCCGACACACAGGCAGGCGCGGCGGCCTCACTGACGATTAACAAGCCCGCCGGCACGATCGATGGGGATTTTCTGCTGGCGTTCATCGGTAAGAACACGATTGACGATGACGTAACTGCCCCGGCTGGCTGGACGAAAATCGAACACACGTCTCGCGACGATCTGGTGACTGATACGTCGCTAACGTCGTTCAGAAAGTTCGCGTCCGCAGAGGGCGCGAGCTACGTCTTTACGACCGTTGCATCGGTCAGAATGTTCGGCAGCATCCATAGAATTTCCGCCGTGGACACGACAACCCCGGTTGATGTCGTGGGCGAGAATACGGGCGATTCAACCGACCCAATAGCGCCCAGCATTACGACCACTGTGGCGAACACTCTGAAAATCTGCGCGTGTGCGCAAGCGAACGCCGTCGATGTTGCCTACGTCCCGCCCGCCAACTATACCGAGCGCGCCGACCAGTTCAGCGGCGACGTAATGGGCGTTACTGGCGAGGTTGCCACGCGCCCACAGAACGCAAGCGGAGCGTCTGGAACGGCAACGATGGACTCCGATCAACCCGCCGCTAGCGACTGGTGCGCGCAACACATTGCCCTGCGCCCGGCCAGCTTTACGCTCGCATGAACTCAACTATGAAGGTGCGCGTTGAAATCAAGGTCAAGGCCCGGCCGAAACCGGGGCAGACAATGGGTCAGTTAAGGGCCGCGCTCGTACAGGCAGGAAATAAGATCGTGACGGAGCAGGATGACGGGTTTGTGATCGCGGGCAAGGAATATCATGGCCAGCATAGTCGTTAACCGCGGGCTACTCAGGATCGGGCAGCAGGCCAGCGAATCCACGAACTACAACGACGCGCGCAACATTCAGACGCTGAGCGTGGACATCGGCACGACCGCCTTTGCTGCGGGCCATACCAAACTCAACGACTCGGCGGACGTAACGGAAGCGGCGACCAGTTATTTTGATCAGGCGCTAGATGCCACCCCGACAGAATCCGGCCAGACCATTACGCACGTTTCCACCATCGGCACCGGCAACGGAAATTTCACGATTCGCCGCATAGCGCTGCATGACAACACGGCCGCGAATGTGACGGCAAGCAGCGCGACACTGGTTGCCGGGATTGACGGACAGAGCATCGCAAAAACCAGTGACTTCTCTTTAGAAATCACCTTCAAGTTGACCTATACCAGCGTATAGGAAAAACGATCACGGAAAGGGCCCCCGCAAGGGGGCTTTTCATTTGGGCATGGAAATAAAACAAATCTCAGGCGAATTTCAGGAAATCAAACTCCTTGAGCAGCCCGGGCAATTCTCGGGTTACGCCTCGGTGTTCGGGAAGATCGATTTGGTGGGGGACACCATCGCGGCCGGCGCCTACAAAGGCACGCTCCGCCGCCGCCGGGGCCCGTTCCAGATGCTCTACAACCATCAGCGCGGCATGGTCATCGGTAAATGGATCAAGGCGGCAGAGGATGAGCGCGGCCTTTACGTCACGGGCGAGCTGACGCCAAACCATTCGCAGGCGTCCGACGTTTACGCCTCCCTCAAGCATGGCGCGCTGGACGCCCTTTCCATCGGCTACCAAGTAAAGAAATTCGAAGAAACCGAGTCCGGCCGGCTGCTGAAAGAAATCGAGCTAGTCGAAATCTCCGTCGTAGACCGGCCCGCAGACGAACACGCGCGGATCGATCTGGCGAGCGTTAAGAACATGACACATGACGAAATCGGGCGCATTGCAAACGTCCGCGATGTGAGAACTTTCCTGGGCGAACTAGGGTTCTCAAAAGAGAAAACGGATCACCTGATCCGTCAATTCAAAGCCGCTTTGAGTCTGGGCGACCCGGACGAGTTGGCAGCGAAAGAACAGCAGTTGAAGGCATTCCGCGAAAAGGTCATTGACCTGAAAGCGGAGAACTACCGGCTGCGTTTTCCACTACCAAACTGAACGAGGTTTCCCAATGAGCGATGTAGTCGAAGTCGCTGCACTTGAGAAGGCTTTCAAGGAGCAGCATGAGGTTGTAGTCAAGGCGCTTGAAAAAGCGAACGGCCAGATTGCCGAAACCGGCAAGGTGGCGAACGAGGTCAAGGCTGAAATCAAGGTGCTGGACGAGAAAAGCGCGAAAGCGTTTGATCGTCTCGGCAAGATGGAAGCCCAGATGGACGGCGTGGCCGACGGCCAGCGCAAGTCCCAGAAAACCCTAGGCGAGCGGTTTACCGAAAGCGCCGAGTTCAAGGCGCTGGTGGCCACGGGCACGGGCCGCATCAAGGTCCGCTACACGGGCGAGGAATACAAGGCGATCATCAACGCGACGGGCCAGAACCAGCCGCTTGTTCCGGCCGACCGGGTTCCGCGCATCGTCATAGAGCCCAACCGCCGGCTGCGGATTCGGGATCTGATCCCCTCCGCGCGCACGTCCAGCAACCTGATCGAGGTGCCCTACGAGGATACGTTCACGGACAACACCGGCCCGCAGGCTGGCCAGTCGCCGACGCAGTTCGAGAACACGGCGAAGGGCGAATCTGACGCGACGTTCCGCCTGGAATCCGTGCCCGTCACGACCTACGCGCACTTCATCCGCGCGTCTACTCAGGTCTTGGCCGATGCGGTGCAGCTCTCGTCCTACATTGACGGGCGCCTCCGCTACTTCCTGAAGCTCAAGGAGGAAACGGACCTCGTTACGGGCGACGGCGCTTCAGGTCGTTTGCGCGGCCTGTATCGCTTCGCCTCCGTGTTCAACAAGGGCACGGCGACGGGCGATACCAAGCTCGACACGCTCCGCAAGGCCAAGCTTCAGCTCGTAGAGAATAACTACGAGCCCGAGGCCTATGTCCTCAATCCCGCAGATTGGGAGAACATCGAGGGCCAGAAGGACGGCAACCTGCGGTATGTCTACGGTGACCCCGGCCGACAGCTCCAGAACACTATCTGGGGCCTGCCTGTCGTTGTGACCAACAGCATGCCGTCCGGCAGCTTCCTGTGCGGCGCGTTCACTGTGGCCTCTACCCTATGGGATCGCGAGGACATGAGTGTCAGCGCCTCCACGGAGGATGGGGACAACTTCAAAAACAACATGGTCACCATCCGCGCTGAGGAAAGATTGGCCCACGTGATTTACCTTTCGCGTGGCCTGGTCCGCGGCGACTTCAGCAATAGCCCGATCAGCTAATAAGGGCTAACTGAGTAGGGGCGGTCAGCAATGGCCGCCCCTTTCTTTCCCAATGCCACAAGTCAAAGCGACAAAGAATTTCAGCGGCTCCGGCGCGCACAGTGTCGGAGATGAGTTTTTCCTTGATGACGAAGCCGCGGCCCGCTATCTGGCGGCCGGCGTCATTGAACTGGTTCACCCGGAGCCCATAAGGGGAAAAGCGCTCTCCTACGCGACGAAGCCCGGACTGTCGCCATCGTTGCATGCGGCCCAAGCGCTGCACGCGAAAATTGCGAGCTACTTCGTCAAAGCGTAGGAGTCATAGCGGTAAACAATGCCTACAGCCTTGTGTCGTGGGCGCAGGCGCTTTATGCGTGCGATCCCCTCTGGTGGGACCACCACATTGATTCGGTGCGCTCAGGGTTCTCCGGGGAACTCTGGACGCAGGATCAGGCGACAGCAAAGAAGCACGGGCTTAACTGGATACAGGGATATCACCATCCCGGCATTTCCAAGACGCCCACGCACATCCATTTCAACAGCAATTCAGGCGCGCAGGCGCTAAACCTTGCGGCGATCTGGGGGGCCAAGCGAATCCTCCTGATCGGCTTCGACATGAAGTTAATCGCAGGAAAGCGGCACTGGTTCGGCGATCATCCGGGCCCGCTCAACAAGAACAGCGATTATCGGGACTGGATTACAAAGTATCAGCGGATCGCAATAGACCTTGAGCGCATGGGCATTGAATGCTTCAACTGCTCTATGGAGTCGGCACTAGATTGCTTCCCGAAGCGCCGGCTAGACGAACTGCTTACATCATTATCCGCGAGGCCCCGGTATACCGCAGAGATGCCTTCATCGCAGGACTGCGAGCCTGCGGTTACAAGACCGACACCGCCCTAAGAGAGCCGGAAACCGGCGACATTCTCGTAACGTGGAACAGGTACAACGAAAGGGATTCTTGGGCGAGGCGATTCGAGGCGAAGGGCGCCCCGGTCCTCGTCGTTGAAAACGGATACCTCGGGAGGGAATGGCGCGATGGAATCTGGTACAGCGTCAGCAGGAATTGGCACCAGACCCCCCAGCGATACGGCGGCCCCGAAAGATGGGACTCCTGGGGAATCGAACTCAAGTCCTGGCGAGACAAAGGCGATCACATCCTCGTCCTTCCCCAAAGGGGCATTGGCGTCCCGCCGGTTGCCCAGCCCCATAATTGGATCAACGAGACGCTAGCCTGGCTACGAAAGCGCACGGACAGGCCTATAAGGGTAAGACAACACCCCGGAACCGCAGAGCCAATGCCCGTAGATCACGGGCTGCTAAAGGAGCTAGAGAGCGCTTGGTGTGTAGTGACGTGGGCGAGCGGGGCGGCCCTGAAGTCCCTCGCATCTGGCGTTCCGGCTTTCTATGGGCTCCAGAACTGGATCGGCGCAAATGCATCGCTGCCGCTTGGGGGCGACTTAGAGAGGCCATTCTTGGGCGATAGGCTTCCGATGTTCCGGCAGCTCGCTTGGTCTGTGTGGTCTTTAGACGAGATTACGAGAGGAGATCCGTTCCGGTGGTTGCTGTCTACCAAATCCAGGGGCACACCAGATCCCGCGTAGTCTGCGAAGCGGCCATGCGTGGAATGTCCGCCGCAGGCCTGAATCCGAGACGCACTTGGGAACACGAGTATCAGCGCCCCGACGGCCCGCTGGCGTTCTTTTACGGCTATACGGGCCGCAATGTGAGGATGTTTGCGGACTATCGGCGGGACGGGAAAGCAATCTATTGCGACTTGGGCTATTTCGGCAGGCGCGAGGGCGGGCGCTGGTCTGGATATCACAAGCTCTCTATCAACGACCGCCACCCGTGGTACTACAGGAACAGAAAGCACGACGCGGCGAGGTTCCAAAAACTCAATACCCCAATCCTGCCGTGGCGAACTGGAAGAAGCGTCATTGTCGCCGGCATGTCGGACAAGGGCGCGCTAGCCGAAGGCTACAAGCCCAATCAATGGGAACAGTGGGCGATCAGCGAGGTCCGCAAATACACAGACCGCCAGATCATCTATAGGCCCAAGCCGAGCTGGAAGGGGGCGGTTCCATTACACGGCGCGGAGTATCAGCAGAATGTCCCGCTCTCTAAGGCGCTGATGAGCGCCCATGCGGTTGTATGCCACCACAGTAACGTCTCGGTCGAGGCGATCACTGCCGGCGCCCCGGCTTTCGTCTGGGGTGGCGTGGGCAAGGACATGGGCCTGCAAGACCTGAGCAAGATCGAAAGCCCGCACAAGCCCGAGAACAGGGAGGAGTGGGCTCACGCGCTTGCGTGGACGCAATGGTCTGTGGCCGAGCTTGGCACCGCCGAGCCCTGGCTTCATCTGAAAAACGAGGGGTTGATTTGACTCTCCGCTTAGTTTTCTGGCGGTCCGACAAACCCAGGGAGCGGATACTCGCCGACGCCTTTTGCCACGGCGTCAGGGCGCATGGCGACGAAGCGGAGGAACTGCCGCTGGCGTGGGATATTCCAGACCCGCTGCCGCAATGCGACATAGCCTGCATGGTTGGGGTCAAGAGCCGGCGCAGATTTGAGGCGCATTCTGCGGCGGGAATTCACACGCTCTATCTGGACAAGGGCTATATCCGCTCGGAGGCCGACGGGCACACGAAGGCCTGGAAGTATTGGCGCGTGGCGCTGGGCTCGCACCATCCCACGCGGTATCTGGACAAGATGCACTTCAAGCCCGACCGCTGGGCGAAGCTGGGGCTGAAGTTCAAACCGTGGGTGACGCGGGGCGATCAGATTTTGCTGGCCGGGTCGTCCGAAAAATACCATGAGTTCTATGGGCTTAAGCCCCCGGACGATTACTACAAGCAAATCTGTAAACGGATTGACGGCCTCACGGAAAAAACCACGGTCGTCTATAGGCCGAAGCCCAGCTATCACGAAGCCCAGCCGATAGAGGGGGCTATGTTTTCTCGGGGCGGTACCATCGAAGAGGCACTATCCGGCTGCCGGCTGATGGTGACGCACGGTTCTAATGCGGTGTTTGAGTCTGTTTTGCGTGGCGTACCAACGTTGGTACTGGGCGATGCCGTAACGCGCCCGATATCTTCAACGCAGATTGAGGACATCAATAGCCCGCGCAAAGCAAGCGACGAGGAGCGTCTACGACTGCTGCAGGCGCTGGCCTACTGTCAATGGACCTGTGACGAAATGCGCTCCGGCGAGGCATGGGCGCACATCAAGGGCGAGTTCTACAGAACTTGCGTCTGACCTGGCACCAGCGCCCAAACTTAGACCGGAAGCTAGAACTGGCCCATGCCTTCGGCGCCGGCCTTCCGAGCGACATAGATTACCGCATCGCCTATGACTTTAATGGCGTGCAGAAAACGGACTGGCTGGTGCTGTTCGGGATCGGCGGGCTTGCCCTGCGGGTCCATCAGGAATACCGAGCCGCAGGAATCCAGTCGATCTACATTGACAAGGGCTATTTTCGAAATCGCGGGCTCTATCGGGTATCGGTAAGGGACCACCAGCCCCTAGCCTATTGCCGGCGTAATAGACCACACGACAGGCTGGGCGACATTCACCTGTCGCCATATCACGGCGGTACGCACATCCTGTTCGACGGGGCCAGCAACAAGTTCTGCCTCTGGAAGGATCTTGGAGATTGGCAGGAGTGGGGCGAGTCGGTAGTAAGGAAAATCAGGCAGCACTCAAGCCTGCCGATCATCTACAGACCACGCCCCCGGCACGATCACCCCACGCGCCGACCGATTGGGATTGAAGGAACTGAGTTATCAATCGGTCCGCTAGCAGATGATCTGGCGCGAGCCAGAGTGTGCGTGAGCTACGGCGGCAACATTGGTCTGGACAGCGTTATCTCCGGCACGCCGCACTTTGCCATTGGCGACAGCCCGGCCAGATCACTGTCTGAAACTGACTGGACGAAACTTGAAACACCTAGGCTTGCCACAGACGATGAGCGGCTTCAGTTGCTCGCAGACCTTTCCTATTGCCAGTTTTCTATTGACGAATTCCGCTCAGGAGAGGCGTGGGAACACATAAGGACGGCCCTGTAAAACTCCTCCCAGCCGAGCAGATCCAAACCCTGTACTGGGTTTTGCAATCGGGCCTGATTAAGAATTGGGGATCTGCGGTAGACGGCGGCGCTCACATCGGCGACTGGTCCGCGCTGATGGCGGATTTCTTTACCACGGTGCATGCGTTTGAACCCGGCGGGATGTTCAGGGCGCGCACAAGGAACATCGTATTTCATCCCGAGGCGCTACTGCATCGTGAGTGTCGCGTCACGCTGGCGACGAAGAAGAACAACAACAGAGGATGGTACGTGCTGCCGGACGAGGGCGGGGCAGTTAAGGCGGCCGCGATTGACGCGCTGGGCCTGAAAGACTGCGGCCTGATAAAGCTTGATCTGGAGGGCGCCGAGGGTCTAGCGCTCCACGGCGCGGCATCGACGCTTGAGGGCTGCCGGCCGGTGGTAATCATCGAGGTTGGGCACTACAACCGAAAGCGCCTTGGCCTGGGCGATGAGGAGACGCGCGCTATCCTTACCGATAAAGGCTATCGGCTGGTGCATGCCTACGGGCCCGATGAGGTTTATGCAGCATGACGCAGACCGACCTTCCCGGCGCTCTTGGGTTGCATGAGGATGAGGCCCGCCACGTTCGGGACGCACGAGAATTGTCTCCGTTGCTGCAGGCGCATTTCGACTCAATCCTGGATATCGGCTGCGGTGGGGCGTGGGTAGACGTGCTGCTGGCGAAAAAGCACGGGATCAAAACCGTGCATCTGATAGACGGCGACGGAACCGCCGAGAAGATTCACGGCTTCCGCGCAGACACGCAGGCTTGGGCGGATGTGCAGATCGGCGCAGCAAACGTTCGCGAGCACACGCAGGCCGAGGTTTTCACGCACAAGCCGCATCCGGCCACCAGAGTCCCGCCGGTTGATGTGGTGATTTCCCTCAAGTCATGGGGGCACCACTATCCGGTTGACCGATACATTGATCTTGTTAACGCCTGCCTGAGGCCGGGCGGGATACTGGTCATCGATGCGCGCACCAGGAAGCGCCAGAGTCGGGCGGCGCTGTCGTACCTGCGCCAGCACGGCTACAAGCTTATATGGTCAGGCGGCGACTCTCCACGCTGCGTGCGGATGGCGTTTGAGCGGTGCGGATAAGGGTACTCGGTGGAGGATTTTACGGCTGCAGCATCGCGGCGGGCCTTTTGGCCGATGGGCATGAGGTGGAGCTGCACGAAATCGCCGATACGATCTTTGCCGGCGCCTCCGGCGCCTGCCCCGCGCGGCTTCATCAAGGCCAGCATTATCCGCGCTCGCACCTCACGCGCGCGGCATGTCAGGACCATGCCGCAGAATTCATGCGCCGCTACGGGCACATGACTCGATGCGTGCCGACAAACATCTACGCCGTAGCGGACAAGGATTCGCTGGTGGACTTCGGAACCTATACCCAGGTTCTGAGGGGCGAAATCGAGTTCATGACGATCCACGATCCGGCCGAGTTTGGGCTGCAGAACGTGGAGGGCGCGATCCTGACCGGAGAGCGATACATCCAGCTAGACGACTTTTACGAGCACTTTGTTTCCACCCTGGGCGCTGCAATCAAGACGAACACCCCGCCGGGAGACGTGGACAGCCGCGAGTGGGATTGGACGATTGACTGCACGTTTTGCGCGAATGATGCGGAGAACATCGACCGATACGAGCCCTGCATAACCGGGATTCTGGCGGAACTGAGCCCCAAAGTTGCGGTAACTATTATGGACGGCCCGTTTCCCAGCGTGTATCCGTGGGGCGGGGACGAGGTACCGAGGCACAGCATCACCAGCGCCCTGCTAACCCCGCTGTCGAAGACTTGCAGGACCTGGGGCGAGGCGCGGGCCATTCTGGACGAGACTCCCGACGACGCCATGCGCAAGCGTGTGCGGGAAATGGTCGAGCAGATGGCGCACTTCTGGCCCGGCGTGAAGCGGGCAGAAATCAAGACGCCCCGGGCATCCATCCGCGCCATGCCGCGCTCCGGCGCCGACGCGCGGCTGGTGGACATCGTGCGGGTGGGCCAGAGAGCTTTGCGGGTCAGGGCTGGGAAGATCGACGCGATCATGCATGCGGAAAGGGTAATCAAGGAACTCATTTGCTCGCCGTCACCGGCCTCAGCACCTCAATTATCCGCGAGCTTGCCCGGCTCACCGACGAGCCGATTAGCCGCATAGAGGGCGATCACGCCTGGTTTGATACGGGCTTCCATATCCCGGAGGCGGAGCGTTTCGTGCTGGCCGCGGGCCTTTTGGTCGGCAAGCCCATAGCCCAGCAGTCGGCGCTGGAAATAGAAAACACGCTGACCGTGAATCTGGTTAGCCCAATGCGAATCTGCGAGAAGATTTTGGGCACCAACGACAGGGCCAGGATTTGTGTAATCGGCAGTGAGTCAGGGATCTTCGGGTCTTACGATGAAACCTATGCGGCCGCCAAGGCTGGCCTGCATAACTACATACAGAGCCGAAGGATTTTGCCGAGCCAGCAGCTAGTATGCGTCGCGCCGCCGATCATTTCAGATGCGGGCATGACGATCCGCCGCGACGATTACCCGGAGATTCTCACGAAGCGCCGCACCGTGACCTCTCAGCAAGTGGCAATTGTCATCAGGCAATTGTTGTACGGCCCGCCAGTGAGTAACCGCGTGGAGCGCATGTGCTGACGGTATGCACGGGCTGGAGCCCCGACGGCTGGAAACAATATGCGGAACAATTCGCCGTTACGTTCTCCGCATATTTCCCGAGCTACATCAACCTGGTTTCCTACGTCGAGCGGCCCGCGACACTATATCGCGGCAAGTGTCGGGATCTGTTCGGCATCCCAGGGTGCAAGGAATTCTTGGAGCGCCACAAGGACAACGTAGAGGCTAAGGGCAGGAAACCCGCTCAAGGCTGGAAGCCTAACGCCGTATCTGCCGGCTACAACTGGCGCTATGACGCATGGAAGTTTTGCCGGCAAGCATTCATCCCGCTGCATGCGGCAGAGATTCTAGGGCGCGGGCTTCTGGCCTGGTTCGATGCCGACGTGGTTGCGTTCGAGCGCATCCCGCCCGGGTTTCTGGAAAAGCTTCTGCCGAAAGATAAGGCCCTCGCCTATCTGGGCAGGACCAGTCATAGCGAGATTGGCTTCCAGCTTTACCGTATTCCCGAAGCCCTGCCGATGCTTCGGCTTTTCAGCGACTACTACGCGACTGACCGCGTATTCAAACTGAAGGAGTGGCATTCGGCGTTCGTGTTTGATCGCGCGCGCATTGAGTCCGGCATTGCGGCCCACAACCTGACGCCCAATGGCATAGGTCACGTCTGGTGGCAATCGCCGTTATGTAAGTACTTAGATCATCTCAAGGGATCGCGCAAGGACATGGGGCAAAGCATCGAGCGCGATCAGAACAATAAGCGTGGCCGGCATGTCTCTTAGTCTCTACTTGGGCTGGGACAGCCGCGAGGAAGCCGCGTACCAGGTCGCACAGAAGTCATGCCAAGCGAAGGCGAGTCGGCGGGTGGACGTTTACCCGCTCAAGTCCCCGGACCTGTACGCAAGACGCCTGCTGTGGAGGCCCGTTGTACGTGACGACGGACAGATGATTGACCATCTGTCAGGCGCCCCGCAGTCAACGGAATTCGCAACCTCGCGCTTTCTGGTGCCGTTTCTTCATCGGAAGGGATGGTGCCTGTTCACGGATTGTGACGTGGTGTTTCTAGGCGACATCTCCGAATTGTTCGCGCTGGCCGACAGCAGATATGCGGTGCAGGTTGTAAAGCATCAACACAACCCGGTCGAGTCCGTGAAGATGGACGGCCAGGCGCAGACCTCTTATGACCGAAAGAATTGGTCAAGCGTGGTTCTGTGGAACTGCGATCACCCAGCACATCACCGGCTGACGTTGGGCATGGTGAATTGGTGGCCGGGCGCTTGTCTGCACCGCTTCTGCTGGCTCAAGGACGATGAAATCGGAAGCCTGCCGAACGAGTGGAACTGGCTGGTAGGCGTGCAGCCTAAACCAGCCGACCCGAAGATTGCGCACTTCACCCTCGGCGGACCGTTTCTCCCAGGCTGGACTAGCAAAGAGCATGATGATATTTGGCTGAGGGCCCGCGATGAGTAAACCTAGAGTCATTGACGGCCCGTATCAAGAGCCGGTAACGCTGACCCAGGCCAAGGCCCATTGTCGCGTGGACGATTCAAACAGCGACACGCTCATCACGTCCCTGATAGTCGCTGCTCGGGAGACTGCAGAAAACTACACAGAACGGACTCTATGCCAGCGAACATACAAACTGGTCATGGATCGGTTTCCATTCTTCACCAACGAGCCCATCCTTCTGCGGTATCCGCCCATCATCCGCGTGGATCACGTCAAGTATGAATCCAGCGGCTCCCCGAGCGGGCAGCTCACCTGGGACGCCGCGGAATACGCGGTTGATACCGAATCCGAGCCGGGGCGCATTCGGCCACTGCCGACAGAAAGCTATCCGTCAGACGTACAGGATCAGCTCAACGCGGTAGAAATCCAGTATGTCGCGGGCTATAGACCAAAAGAGGAGGGCAGTCCGACCGACTACGCGGACGCCATCCCACAGGCGATCAAGCAGGCAATCCTGCTGATTGTTGGGCATCTGTTCGAGCATCGCGAGGACGTGGTCATAGGGGCTCAGCCGTTTGAAATGCCGATGGCCTCACAGCATCTTTTGCACCCCTATCGAGTCCTGCGGTAGTGCCGACCGTTACTAAGAAGCATCGAATCAGATGGGTCAACCCGGCGGACAGCGTAGAGCATCTATTCGACGTTGAGGATATCCAGATCATGCGCCCGCCGCACTCGGTTCGGGCGGGACAGATGCGCGACCGGGTAGAGATTCAGGCGCTTACGGAAACCCGTAGCGCGCACGGCGGGGTGACCAAGACCTTCGCGACCACGGATACGGTTTGGGGCCACGTCAAGTTTCTGAAGGGCCGCGAGTATTTCGAGGCGGATCAAGTGCAGTCGGATGTGAACGTGGAAATCCTCATCCGCCACCAGCGCCTGATGTGCCGCGAGCGGGATCAAAGCGGCTGGCGTGGCTGAGAACCAGTTCAAGATTGTCGGACTACGGGAACTCGGTCAGAAACTCGCCGCGCTTGGGCAGGCGGTAGAGGCTAGAAATCTCCGGGGCGCGGCGCGGGACGCCATGCAGCCCACAGAGGCTGCGGCGCGGGCTACCGCTCCAGTTGGGACCGCGGTTCATAAGACTCACAAGGGCCGCACGGTTACGCCCGGCTTTGCTCAGCGCAGCATCAAGCGGGTATCCACGTTCAGCCGCGCCCGGGGCGTGGTGCGCGGAATGGTGGGGGTGGCGCAAGAGGCGTTTTACGCGGTGGCGTTTGTCGAGCGCGGCACATCCAAGATGCCCGCGCAACCCTGGCTGGTCCCGGCATTTGAATCGACACAGGCGCAGGTTTTGGTCCGCTTCCGGAAATCTCTGAGGGATCGGCTAGAGCGGATTGCCAAGAGGCGGAAATGAAGCAAGACCTTTATGACTACCTGAATTCAGTTTCAGGGGTTACGAGCGTCTTTAGCGCGAGTAGCCCAGACCAGATCCGCATCTATCCACAGGTTTTGCCGCAAGACCCGACATACCCGGCGGCGACTTATCAGATCATCGGGCGCGCGCGGCAATCCATGTTTAGCGGCACGAACGACCTAGTCAGGTCCAGCGTGAACGTGGACGTATACGGCACGACTTCCGAGGACGTGGAAACTGGCACAGACGCCATTAAGGCGGCGCTATTGGATTTTCGAGGGGCGATGGGCGGGACCCAGGTCAACCGCGTATCGCTTGACAACGAAATTGACCTGACCGACGTGGAGCCGGGACTGTTCCGCAACTCCATGAGTTTTTCAATCTGGCACGACGAGGATTAAACAATGGCTACACAGGCTTTCATTTCGGGCTATACGCTCAAGCGCAGCAACAGCGCCTCACCGGATGTTTTCACAGACGTCCCCGAGGTCATCGAGATTTCGGGCTTCGGGCAGACCAACGAGCAGCGTGAGGCGACGCACTTCGGCTCCGATGGCGTTCGGGAATACATCCCGGGTCTGGCCGACGGGTCCGAGTATTCAGTGACCTGCAACCGGCTGCCGGACAACGCCGTACAGACCAACATGATTAACGACGTGGGCAACAAGGCCACGACGGCATATCAAATGGTCGAGACTGACGGCCGCGGCAATACGGAGACTTTCCAGTGGGCAGCCGTGGCGCTGGGCTGGACCGTCGGGCCCTCGGTGGACGACAGGGCAACGATTGTCTTTTCGTTCAAGATCACGGGCGACATCACCAAGAGCTAAACGCCAATGAGCCTCGCTGATGTGCTGGGCCCCGCAACCCTGAAGTCAGAAAGCGTGTCAGTCAACGGCCGGGAAGTCACCGTCCGCGAGCTGAACGCCGGGGAGCGCGGGGAGGTAATCCGCCTGTTCAAAGACGCAAAGAACATCGCGGAGATTCACGCCCGCATTGTCGTCATGGCGGCGCAGAGGGATGGCCAGCCCGCTTTCAAGGAGAAGGATGTGCCAGAACTTCTCAAGTACCCGGGTGGCATCATCCAGAAGCTTGCGGATAAGGCCCTCGAGTTATCCGCGATGGGCGGGGACGACGAAAAAAAAGAGTAAGCGGGGCAGAGGATAGGTTCCGCTTCTACCTCGCTCTCTGCCTGGGCATGACGGTCGCCGAGCTGAACGTGCGCATGAGCGCGCGCGAGTTCTCGCAGTGGATGGATTACTTCAGGTCCGAGCCGTTCGGTCCGGTTCGGGACAACCTCCACGCCGGGCAGATCACGGCGACGTTCTACAACGCCAACCGCGGCAAGGGCCGCCCCGCCCTGTCTGCGTCCGACTTCCTGCTCATGTCGTCCGAGGGGCGCATGGAGCGTAACTCGCGCCGCGCCGTATCAGTTTTTAAGGCGCTGGCAAAACCGAAGGTGAATTAAAGAATGGCTATCGACCTGGCCCAGCTCGTTGTCAGCCTTGAGGCCAATAGTGCCAAATTCCAAAAGGACATGGAGCGCGTAGAAAAACGCATTGACCGCTTCGCGTCCCGCACGTCTGCCTCACTCCGAAATGTCCGCAATGCCTTTATTGGCCTTGGCATCGGCGCAGTTCTCCGCGAAGTTATCAAGTCGGCAGATGCCATCGGAGACACGGCAAGGCGAGTGGGCCTCAGCGCAAGGGCTTACCAGGAACTGCGCTTTGCGGCCGGCCAACTGGACGTTGAGGTCGGAGAGCTTGACGCCAGCCTAGCCCGGTTTAACAAGACGCTGGGGGACGCGCGCCGCGGCAGCCCGGAGGCGGCCAAGGCGTTCAAGCAGCTTGGTCTGGACCCCGCGCAGTTCAAGGATACAGATACGGCATTCATCGCCGTTACTCAGCGGCTTGGGCGGGTTCAGGATAGTTTCGCAAGGGCCTCTCTGCAGGCGCAAATCTTCGGCAAGGACGCCGGCCCCAAGCTTGCAGCCTTTCTGGGAGCCAGCGCCGCAGAGGTCGAAAAGCTGCGCAACGAAGCGCATGCGCTCGGCGCGGTGCTGTCAGACGAGGCCATTGCCAAAGCGGACGAGACGACTAAGAAATTCGACGCGCTCTCTAAGGTGCTGTCTGTCCAGCTATCGGAGGCGCTGGTAAATCTGACGCCGCTGCTGACCGGCACCGCAA